ATGCGAAATTATCCTGACCCAGATCCCGCTTGGGACTATTACGCCATTTATCAACAAGCCACTCAAGCCCACGCCAAACTTGAACAACTATTGCAATACTTTGCCTCTCCAGAGTGCGAGAATGCCACTCCAGAAGCAGACAAACAAATTATTCAACTATTAGGCCACGCACGGCAAGCAATTGAAGAAGCAGAATCTATAAGCTCAATCCTTCCGCACCTTTTTGGAGATGGAAATTAAAAAGCGATGCCGTAAAAGCAGCATCGCAAACAGAACCTTGAAAACTAAATATTTTTACTTGTAACAGTCCTCAGTGTTTTTGTATCCCTTCTCGGACTCACAAGCAGCGATTTGGGCTTGCCTTGCTGCATCGTCAAACTGTCTTGTTAAGGGAGTGTTGAGGACATTCTCGTTGATGTAAACACAAAAACCAATGACAACTGGAATCAAAATTAATGCAAACAGAAGAGTATTGTTTTTCTTCTGCTCTGGGGGCTGTTCATTACTCATTTGACACACCACTGCGATTCTATTACTAGAGAACCCAAAACCAACCAGCAGATCGCAGCTTTATGAAAAATTTTTCATAAATCAAAATCATGAAAATTCGAGACAGATTAAACAGACTCGCCAAAGAGTTCTATGCCCAAATGGGCTATGTAGCCCGTGAAGGATTCGACTTTTCTGCCTCCCAGCATCCCCAAGAGCTAATGTGTTATCGCATGGCGGAAATCGCTTACGAGGAATTTATGGGCGACAGGCCTGATTATGCCGAAGATGAGGACGAAGAGGACATGAAAAATCGCCGCCATTGAGTGAATTTTTCTCTAATTCCTACGAGAAGCACTATGGCGATAGAAAAAGTAAGCGAAGAGTGAACACAACATCATGAAAAATTTTTCATGAACTCAATTCAAACCAATATTGTCTATCAACAACTTAGCTAGTCTTCGACGCTCATCATCATTCAACTGCAAAGCCAATCGCAGTACATCCTCTGCTACTTTTGGCACGTACTTAATCTGTTGACCGTTGAGATAAGCGTACAGTTGCTCTACGTTCATGTTTGCGGCGATCGCAATCTTTTGCAAATTCCGTGTAGAAGGCAAATTATCGCCCTCTAACCAATTTTGCACGGTTTTGAGGCTCACTCCCAAATCCCGCGCAAAATTCCTTAAACTGCGTTGCCCTTGCAAATCGCTGATTAAGGTTGTCAGTCTTCCTTTGGCCGCCGCGTCCATCAACAGTCAACATAAATTCCCTTCCAATCATACGGAAATAGGGATGTATTATTTTTGACTATCTATATATACAATGGCGACTACTTTCATATACACAGATCATCTGTGGTCTATCTATTGCGCGTTTTTCCGTGATTAACCCTTTTTTAAAATAAGTGAGTTACTACGGCTTTTTTTCTAAAATGCACACCAGCTTCCGATCTCTTTTAGCCCAAATTAAAGTTACAGCCCTCTCAGAATTTACCTCTGGTTTAATATCTGATTTGGAAGCCGAGGGCTTCACCTTTCATGATTTCTTGCTTGCTCTAGCTGAGTGGTCAGAATCCAATCCCAATTGGCAAGGTTCCGCCTACTATCTAGAGCAAGCTGCTAATCCTCCGCAATCTCAACCCCAGCATGAATCGCCATCTGAGCAACCAACAACTGAATGAGCCGGAATTGTTCAGCTTTGTCTAGTCTGGATGCGATCGCCATTACATCTTCAGCTTTTTTAGGTTCTGGTAATGTTTCTGTGTCAACTCCCGTAATCTCTGCGATTAACTGGAGTAAATTTTTGCCTGTAGCATCCGCGATCGCTTTCAAATTATCAAGGCTAGGCTCACTATCGGCCAATTCCCAATTTCTTAGAGTCCCAGGATTTACGCCCAAATCTCTAGCAAATCTTCCCTGGCTCCTATCCCCTCTAGCTTCCCGAATTATTTGAGCCAGTTTTTTCCTGTCCATTGAAAAGTGCAAATTCTACTTGTAAAAATTTTGCACTTTATTGTCATCAACGGATACGTGGTATACACTTATTAACAGACTGATGAAGTTCAGTTACTAAAGTAATGACTAAAACTACTACAAGAAGTCTACGACTGCCAAACGAGCTTGACCAAAAGTTACAGGAAGAATCAGAAAGAACGGGCATCCCCATGACCGGAATAATTCTTGCTGCTATTCAAAGCTGGCTCAATCACGACAACATAACCTATTCAATGAAAATGCCTAGCGGACAAATTATTCACATAACAGCGACAGATGGAAAGATTGATCAGCGAAAGTCAGCTTAAAGAGATTATTGAACCGCTAGTTCGGCAAATTCTTGCCGAAATGCTAGGGATGCAATCTACCAACCAACCAACCCGCCAGTGGTACGACACAGACCAGGCATATTCGCTGCTGGGACTTGATTATCCAGATCAATTGCGCGATTTAGTACGAAGCGGAATTTTGCGGATTGGAATTGAAGTGCGCGATGTGAGAAGTCCCAACTCTCAGATCCCGCGCTATCAATTCCACATTGAAAAGTGCGATAAACAGCTTCTCATTGCGCCAGAGAAGCGAAAAATAAGTAAAAAAATTGCGTAGTCCGCCAAGACCGCGCAATAAAAATTAATTCTTTTCAAGAACCCGATTATGCCACAAAACTTAATTTCTCGAAACCCCTACGAGATAGAGATTCCAGCACATTTAAACTTTGACGAGGGCGAAGTAGCGAAAGTTATAGACAGCTACAACGCTGATGGCAGTATTCCCGACATAACAGTTACTGAGGAAGGGCTGCTAATTGATGGGATAAATGCCCTAGAAGCAGCCAAAAGGCTAGGACAAGACTTAATTGTTGCAACTGTGTCCAAAGCCACCACTGAAGAGAAAATTGATATTCAGTGGATACCAATCGAACTACTTGACCCGCACCCAATCAACGTTCAAATATACGGCGAAAATGAGGACGTACAAGACTTAGCCGAATCCATTGCCACCCACGGACTACAAGAAACTTTTACAGTAACTCCCAAAAATGATGGTAGATTCACCATCATTCACGGACACAGAAGGCGGCTGGCTTGCCTCAAAGCTGGATTAACAAAAGTGCCAGCGAAAGTGAAAAATTTTTCAACAAGTGAAGATGCGATCGCTGCGTTACTCTCAGGCAACGAATACCGCGAAAAAAGCATCGAGCAGAAGGCCAGAGAATACCTAGCTTGGGAAGAACTTGAAAAGCAAAAAGCCAAATCTCGCCAAGGCCGCCCAGGTGAGGGCCAAGGAACAACCCGCGACATCATCGCCAAGCGCGTAGGGTTAGGAAGTGGGGTGAATGCAGAACACGCGGTAACTGCACTCAAAGCAATGGATGAAGCCAAAGACCCTGTGAAGCGATCGCAATTAAAAATGGCTCTTTCCAAACCGCGAGGTGTGGATGCGGCTTATAAACTCGTCAAGCCAACCCAACCTACTCAGAAGCCACAACAGCGATGGATACCCAAAGAAGGTGACAAGGTTCGCATCCTCAAAGGACAATATCAAGACAAACTGGCGACAGTGACAGTCGTGTTATCGATGTGCGCTCTTTGCCATGTTGAGGGCAATCCAGAAGCCAAGCGCGATCAAATTTCCTTCACCGAGATGGAGCTAGTTGAGCCAGTTGAGGAAGTCAAGCCAGTCACTTCCGTTAAGCAAGAAAACAAGCAGCAGCAAAAAGATTTGGGGCTTGGCAATCGTAATCAAGTTTTGCCAGAGGTGAAGCGTAACATTGGCAATGCACCAACTGAACAGATGCAATCGAGTGCTGTTAATCTCACGGTAGCGGGTGATGGCTTGGTGGCGGAAGTTGCGATCGCCCTCACCCGCCTCACGCCAAAGCAGATGGGTGAAGTATTCGCCAAGATTGAGGATGATTTATCAACGCAGCAGTTAGAGGCAATTTGGCAAGCCCTACACAATCACTTCGCACACAAGGCAGCTTGATATGAGCTATTGGAGAGACAAGGCAAGTGAAGCGATTTCTCAAGTTATTGCCAACGCGGTGGCTGAAGGAATAAATCTCGAAAATTTATCCGAAGCCCAAAAACGCGATTTAAGAGCAAGCATAGATGCTTCATACCCATTCGGCTTGCGAAAAAATCATCCCTACCAAATGTGGCTAGATGAGCGGCGCAAGGCTTTCTACAGATACGGATTGGCCCAGATGCCAGCACCGAATAGAAAGCCAGCGATCGGTTGTGACAGCACAGTACCAGGACAATTACAGCTATTTGATTTATAGAGCAATGAACAGAGAAGAATTAGGAATAATTGTTCGCCGCGTTTGGGTGCGCTGGGCGAAGAAGCAGGAAAATCCCAAAGCAAGCTGGCTTATTAGTTGGGACGAACTTGAGGAGCATTACAAGGAAGTAGATCGCCAAATCGGAGAATCAGTGCAAAAAGCGGTTCTTGAACAATTCAAAGGTCAACTGGTCAGCTTTGAAGAAGACGGCGTTAGGGTTTTGGGCGATTCTAACCAAATCCCATCACTACTCAAACTAATTGACAAACACCAACCTGATTACAGTTTTGAACGCCCCCATATCCTCAACTTATCTTGGTCTGTACAAACAGCCATCGACGGTTACAGAAATTCAGAAACTAGGGCTTTATCCAAGCTCAAATCCTTCAAAGAGGATGTTTTGACTTACTTGAGAGCGATCGCATTGATGGCGACGATAGTTGGCAATGCTGCGACTCATGCAGAAAAAGCAGCAAGACTGCGCGGGTTGATTGAGTTGATTGAATCATCAATCCAAACCATTAGAAATGAGCAAGAAAAGTTCATTTTCAACCACTGGGACAAACCCGATTTATTCAAATCTGATTACCCACTCAGGCGTTACATAGAGCGGATTCGAGAACTGGAAGTTGAGAATAAAAAACTCAAAGGCGAGCCATTGTCAGCCGAGGATGAGGAATATGGGGGGATGTTTTAGACATGAGCAACCAAACATTAGCCGCAATAATTCGCAGAATCTCGGGCTTGGGAAGCGAAATTTATTTAGCAGCAGAAGATATTGACGAATCCCTAGAAGACCAAGAACGAGAGGTTTTTGAGCCAATCTCAGCAGGCTTGTTGTCTGCTGCTGGTGAAATTGAATCATCACTAAATACCTTCAAAACCACTTTTGGAGAAATACCGATTAACGGTGAATTCGTAACCACTGGTTACGGGGTATGGAGGAAATTGAGTGATACTGACGCAATTTGCCGCGTCCGCAAAGTTATCCAGTCCGACACATTTACACCCGACACAGTAGTTTTCACAAATAAGCAACATGAAAACACAATTAACAACCATACAAGCGACTGACGCACCGCCTGAATATTACGACTTACTAGCATTGGTATTGGAGATGAAGGTAACAGTAGGTGCAGTTGCCAGCTTCATCACAACCAGAGAATCAGCCAGCCCAATGGCGGACAACTGGATAAAAGAGCGGCTCGAATATACCAAGCTTTGCATTGATGCTGCGAATCAGAAGATTTCTTGAAATGCAAAAGGCATCTCCCGACAAGATGCCTTTGATAAATATCTGATTGAATACTTCTAATAATTATGACACAAATAAACATACCGCGCCCCACTAGAAACGAAAAAGGTAAAATTGTTGGCGAATTTTACCCGCTACAGAAGGCTGAATTACTAGCACTAAGAAAAAGCCGATATATTTCCAGCACTGCATACGTGCATCTGGCATTACGCTACGAAAACCCTTGGTGTGATGGCGAAATAGAAATTGATGCAGATCGCTTTTGTAAAGAGTGGGATGTATCGCGTAGCCGATTTTATGGAGCAATTTCCAGGCTTGAAACTGACAACATTATCATCACAAGCAAGGGTAAGTTTTTTTTGCTGTGGTCAGATCCCAATTCTGGGACAGATTCCCAATTCTGGGACGAAAATCCCAACTTTGGGAATGAAGTCCCAGAATTGGGACAAGATTCCCAAAGTTGGGAAAATAATCCCAAAGTTGGGAATGACCAACCGCCAGAAACTTTAACTGACAAGGCTTTCAAAAAGGACGAAACACAGACTTATAAGACTACTCCAGATTTAATTCAGACTTTCTCAGATGGCGAAAGTCAAAAACAAGATGATGTGGATGCCACTGAAAGTCAACGGACTACGTTGTTAAATCAAAAGGATTCCTTGCAAACAAACAAACCTACTCGTAATGACCCGTTTTACGCCCGTCGCCCCAAGCCCCAAGAAATTGAATGGGATTGGGTTCCTGAAGGTGAATGGAAGGTTGATGGCAAACTAGATGCAAATTTTGTAGATTGGCACGCTAGACGCTGGATGCAGAAATACGGCGCGATTGATATTCACGAAGCTAGGAAGAACGTCAGGGCCTACTATCGTAATGATCCGCGTCGATTAGCTGATGATTGGCAGGAATATCATGAAGCTACATTGCATAAGGCCACAAATATCGCCCTTCGCCAATCCAATGGGATAAATGTCCCAGAGCAAGAAAAAACAGCAATTCTCAAACATCAAGCAGCGTTACACCCATCAGATAAATCTGTAGTGCGATCGCAATATGAAGAAGTCAAACAATATGTCCCCTCTGTAGATCCTGAAAAACTTTTCATAAACTCCCAATCAACTATCCCAATGATTGCTGCTGAGAAAGAAATTGATTGGGATGCTCTTGAGCAACAGACAGAAGAATGGGAAAAAACACAGATTGATATTCCTGTTGATGAATCAGGTTTCACAGAGAATGGTGAAGCCTACAAGAATAACGTGAGGACAGAAGACAGAGATTTCTGGGCTAATCTGCACAAACCTAAATCCGACAGTGTTCAGCCCGTAATTACATCCACATCAATAACGGAATTGGTAGCCGCTAAATCAATGCCTACTTGGGACAGGCAAAAGGAGAAAGAGCAAAAAAGGGCGCAAACCAGGGTTGAGTATTGGAACAATTTGCTAGCAACTGGAATGCCATCTGTTATGGCAGAAGCGGAACGCCAAGCAACGAACGCTGGCTACATAATCGTTGATAACCAAGTTGTAAGGACGGAGTCTGAATAAATATGAAAAATTTAATCCTTCATCAACTTAAACCCATCCCTTGGAGTTCAGAGACAGCCATTGTTCTCCATCTCAATACTGACAATTACCTGCGAGTTGTAAGTGGCAGACTCATCAAGATAAACCGACAAACACAATCAATGATTGGCTCAAGATTCAGACTGCAAAACGGAGATAGTTTTGGCTACTACTACTTGTACGCCTGCATTGCCGAGTACGGATTTTTTACAAGCAAAATATGAAAGCCATAGGAATAAAAAAATGGAGTTAGATATCGGTGAATATCAATATTTGCGGATGTGCGCCTTTTTTGAATTTAGCCGCAAGATGATGGAATCTTGTGAACCCATTCAAAAGCAAATCAACGAAGCCTTGAGCGGCGGCGATTGGGAAAAAGCCGCAGCATTAGAACAAGAACGTGCTGGCATTGCTGCTCAATTATTCTGGGAGCGAGTTAGGTCAGAAGATATTATCCGGTGGCTGGAGTTGGATTCCCTGTTACGGAGAGAAGGACGCAGTTATCCAGATGTTTTTGAAAGGTTGTCTATGCCTGAAGGAGTGAATATCTAAATGTTCACCAAGAAAGTCAAAATACCACTTCGCAGTTTTTATTGCGAACTCAAACATCGACCACCCGGCGACGATGGGAGCAATGAAGAGCTGATTGAGGTTTTGGAGCTATACGTTCCTCGCCTGCGTAACAGCGATATGGAAAAGCAATGGGCCTTCGGGCGGCTGTGGGTTCTTCTAGAGAAACCAGAATATCAAAATCGCAACATCAACCAAGCCTTCATTTTCACCGCCCAAGCTGGCGAACTGCTGATGAGACTCGAAAATCAGCCCTTCGAGGATGAACCTAGCCGCAAGCTTAACCCACCTGATGAAAAACTTTTCAGGAAGTGGCAGCTTGTAGTGGAGAAGCGATTTAAAGAGCTTTATGGGATAAGTATTGAGCAGTGGAAGGCACAGGAGGAAGGCAATGATTCACCCTGATAAACTCACCACTACGCAACGCGAAGAAATCATCAAAGACATTGTGACAATCTTGGCGCACTATGACGGTTACACGTTAGGACAAGAATTAGAATTGTCGCCCGATGACCCCAATGTGGTTAAGTGGAAGCAAACCGCGCAGTCTATTTTTGATGCAGTTGTGGAGGTGATCGTATGACCACAACAGCACCCAACCTCGGCAGAGTATTCAACGGCACAGCCAGGACTGCTACAGATGAAGACATCGCCATTCTCGCCCCTGGGGACTGGATAAGAGAGAGAGAAAATCCCTGGTGCTATCACTTCAAAAAGTGGGATGGTGATATGGCAGTTGGTGTGTGGCAGGGGAAAGAATTTTTAATTCCGCGTCAGTTGTTGATGGTTGTTGAAGTTTTGGAAAATCAAGCTTATGAAAAATTTTTCAGGAAGTTAGAACAGCGCAATTTAAAGCAAACCGAGATATCCACAGATTTCGGAAAGCTAAAAGTAGGCGATCGCCTCATTCACCACTCCACCAATAACAAAGGAATCCATATTCACTTAGCTACTGTAATTGCAGTAGCAAAAGGCGAAATTACCTTTCGCCGCGAACACAATGGCTGTATGGACTCTTTTAGCTACAAAGAGCTAAAAGAAGCTGGCTATTCCAAATATTCAGAATCAGAATCGTCAGGATCGGGATTGAGCTTGGGCGATGCCTCCGGCAACTCCAAGCCTATCGGGATTGGAGAACGTGTTCGCATCACTCAAGTTAGAAACCAAAATCTCAGCCACTGGATAGGATACGAAGCCGAAGTAACAAGCATTGATGACAAAACCATTGGCGTGTTGACTGGCGAGGGAGAACAGAAAAAATACCTCACTCTCAAGCATAGTTGGTACACTCCAATCGAATGTACACAGCAATCAAAGGTTGATAAGGCACTAGAGCAACGCCTGGATTCTCTCAAAAGACTCAAGAGTGGTTGCAGGTATTGGGACTCTAAATCTAATCGCTTTGGCAAATTCGTCAATAAAGCACCAGACAGTTTTGCTGAACTCATAGACGACGAACACAAACATTTCACAGCAAACCCTAATAGCCTATGGTCAGCTAATAGATGGGAAGGCTTGAAAGTCAGGCATTTAACCAAAGACAAACAAGGCGTAATTGATCGCTGGCATCCCCATACTGGTGGATGGTGGGTGATTTGGGATGAAGGTATAGACCATGCCTGTCAAGATGATCAGTTGATTCCCGTGATTGAAGTTGGCGATAGATTCGCCATCACGCCAGGCGTAACCCAGCACTTCGAGGTGGTGAAAATTGGCAAAGGGAAAACCCCATACCACATTAAGTGGACGCTTGGCCCCGATGAAGAACAGCAAGTTGATATTGAGTTTTTTAGGAAGTTTAAGCTTGTTAATAAGGAAAATATAAAATTATGCTCACATCAGGACACATCTTCTGTGGTGGAGGTGGCGATACAGAAGGAAGCATTGCCGCAGGATATCGACCAATCTGGGGAATTGAAGAAGACCCCTACGCCGCAGCTGTGTACAGAAAGCGATTCCCTACAACAAGACTCATCGAGCAAGATATCAGAACCATCACAGACGAATTTATTCTCAGCCTCCCAGTACCAGATATCACAATTTTCGGCTCACCTTGTCCAGATTTTTCCGTGGCTGGTAAGCGAGATGGACTTGCTGGAATTCGCGGACAACTGTTTTTTGAAGGACTCAGATGTATTCGCCTCCAACGTCCACCCGCATTCTTGTTTGAAAATGTTGACGGACTCCTTAGCGCAGATAAAGGATCTGCCTTCCCGCAAGTCATCCAAGCGTTTACAAGTTTGGGGTATTGCTGCACCTGGCAACTTAGGAATGGAAACCGCCACGTCCCCCAAAACCGAGAAAGGATTTTCATCGTGGGCTATCACGGCAGATGTGAGAGCAATACAGCCCAAACTAGGGAAGAAGTCGTTAGCCGAAATATTTGACGCTTCGCCGGTGAACGAGTTCATCGGCGATGAGATTGATGAAGCTTACACAATTCGCGCCAACAGCTTTATAGCTGGTGTGGGCAATGAGTCACATTCCAATACTTTTGTCAAAGTCCCGGTCAGGGTTTATCAAGATGGCGTTGAGCCAACTGATGAAGCTCCTACTATCTGCCCTGCTGGATGGCAGGGCAGACCACCACAAAATAGAACCAAGTCTGGCTCATCTTTTGCTGTGTTGTACAGGGCTGCTGACGGCGATCGCCTTTACACAGAGCTTGCCCCATGCCTGAGAAGTCAAAAGGATGCGGGAACCGGAGCCTACAAAATCCGCGAGTACAACGGTGAGCAGTATCTTGAAAGACCGATCAATGCCACTGAAGCCGAACAGTTGATGGGCTGGGAAGTTCACTCAACCGCAACTGGCATTAATAGGGAAGGGGATGAAATTGCGATCTCTCAAACCCAGAGAATAAAAATGCTGGGTAACGGAATCATCCCAGCAGAGGTAACTGATATTTTGTTTGCGATTAAGCCTATTTTAGAACGCAAATTAGAAAGCGAAGTGCCTGAAAAACTCCGCTTCGCCTATCGCCAGCTACGGCAGAAAGGCATGAGTCATTCTCAGGCACTTGGTATGCTTGGTTCCTGAAAAATTTTTCAGGAAGTCACCTCTTCTACGGTTTCAACAGCAGCTTTACGGCGTTTGGTTGGCGAACTAGGAAGCTCAGAGCTTTCTGGTTCGCCTTCTACTCCTATGGTTTCTGAGCTTTCTGGGATTGACTGGGTTGACCACCCATTCGCCAACCATCCTGCCGCATCAACAGCAGGGATGCGCTTGATTTGCCCTAGTGGGCCATACAAAGTTAAAGGGTCTTGAGGTTTTAACATGATGGCGTGAGGAAAGCTCCGTATGTGAGGTTTCCAGGCGAACCAGTTTTCGAGGCTTTGGAGCGAATATAAATTGCACCTGAGACGATATCCTCAATCCACTCACCAGAAAGTGGTAAATCAAATTGGTTGGCTGTGCCTTGTGGGGTCACTATTCCCACGGTTTTGAAAGTGGAGTTATCGGTAGAAGCCTCAACCGTGATGTCCCACTGAGCAGTGCCAGCAGAAAAACCAGTGTGGGCCGCTACATTGACCACGCACTTGAAGCTTTCTAGTTTAGTGGCAGCAAGAGAGATTGCAGTTCCCGCAGTAGTTGCAGAGATAGCAGAGGCGGAATAATCGCGCAATTCTAGGGCCTTGTCAAAAGGGATGGCGCGACGGTTGGCAATGGTTGATCTTGGCATAGTTAGTTACTTGTTGAAAAATTTTTCATAAAGAAATGGGTGTGGGGTGTAGGGTGTGGGGTGTGGGGATTATTTTTCACTACACCCTACACCCTGCCCCCTACACCCTGATTCATCACGCAACCGCATCAACATCGGTGATACCTGCAAGACGAGCAGCTGCTCTGCCGTGGTAACAAGCAACCGCAGAGTACCAGTCAACCCGCGTGCGATACACAGGCTTGGTTTCCAATTCGCCCAAATCACGGGTTGAAATGCCGAATACGCCATCGATAGCACCCTGGATACCAACCAACATCATGGGTTGGAGACTCACCACATAGATGCTGCTGCAAGCTGTAGAGCTTGAGCCGTCTGGCGAAGTTTCGGTGAATGACAATATCTGATCGCCGTTGTTATCGTAATCAAGAATGAGGATGGGCAAGTCGTTGTACATCTGCACTTGGCGGCCAAACTCATCCAAGGTGTATCTGATATCCCCAGCAATGCCAGCGCGAGCAGCTTTAGATAATTTTCTCCGCATTGCCTTAGACATAAGGACGTGAGTTGGTTGATCTACCAAGTCAATCGTTTCGTCTAATTTTGATAAGCTTAAAGCCCCACCAGCAGATGCGTTGCTCACTAATTGCGAACCTGTGAGGCGAACCTGCAAACCATCAAAAACTCTAGAGTTAGTACGCGAATCGCCCTTGATAAAGTTGCGTGTCCACATCAGGGACAATGCTTTGACCTTCATCAGTTCATGGACAGAGCGAACGGATTCCCCTTGCGTGTCAATGATAAATTTGTCAACATCGAGGTCGCCGCCTGCGATTTTGTGGGCTTCTGATTGGGGGTTGAGAACGCCAACAGATTCATCGTAAGCCTCGTTAATCCCACGAAAGCCAACACCAGGAAGTGTATCTTCCCTGTTGTAGTGCTTGCCTGTGCCTGGCACATCTTCAAAGGGCAGAACTCGTAAGATTTCAGATTGGGCTGCAAATTCTTCAATAATCGTTCCAGTTTCAATAGAGGGGGCGAGTTTCGCCGCCTCTAGTAGCGTCATTGCCATAAAAGAAAGTATGAAGTGTGAAGTATGAAGTGTGAATCGTAGGGCCTCACGCCTTGCATTTGGATAAAGCCAAAATCACTTCAGCCTTCATCGTTCATGCTGCTGCTGTCTATTAAATTCCCCGTTTCCTGGACTCAGTTAATCGTTCGGCTCTGGGGAGTTTCATCAGCTGCTCTCGCTGCATCGCAGTCCCGCCATTGCCATTGCTGCGTTGCATTCCGCCGCCTGCACCATTACCCACAGGTTCAAAAAGTGATGTGGTAGGGCCAGCACTTCTGAATCTAGTCATCAAGTCTTCAATGGCGTAGGGAGTTCCTTTATCTGTGACCATCTTGGTGCGATCGCGTGGGTCAATGACAACCAACTTCCCAGATTCATCGACTTCGATATATTGCATAGCCCGATCGCGTAGCAAATCAAAATAGGTCAAACCGTCATCATCCTTGCCCGCTTTACCCCCAACCGCGTAGAAGGCTTTTTCTAGGGCATTGGTAACGCGAGTTGATTTGAGGTCGCCTTGCAGTTGCTGAATTTGCTGCTGAAGCGTAGTTCTTTCCCCTTGCCAGCGCTCTTTGAGTTCGCCAAACTTGCGCTGATCTTCAAGCTTCTGTTCTTCGTAGGTTTGAGCAAGTGTTTCTAATTCTTGGTATTTTTTAGGGTCAATGCCTTTAATTTGTTCTAATTGCTTTGATAAATCGCCAATTTGAGTTTCTAGTTCTTTGGCTCTAGAAGCTGCTTTGTCTCTCTCGTCACGAGTGGCTTTGGCAGTATTAAGAATTTTTGTAATTTCTTCGTCTGAATATTGTTTAGGTTGTGGATTGTCAAATTCAGTTGTCATAAATCAGCATCACGCTAACATCACGCTCAGGTTTCCCAATGCTAATTTTTTATAAAAAATACAGATTTCAAGCATAATTTAGCGATCGGGAAATCAGCGATATGAGTAAACTAAATCCATGCTGAAGTTATTATTTAAAATCGCGCTCCTGTTAAATTTTTCAGGAACACTCAGAACTGCCTCAAAATTAGAATATGGGGCGGCTATATTTTGCTTTAAATTATCAATTAGGGCAGAAAATGAAGGGTTGTTGAATTTAGCGAAATATCTCAAAGAGCAATACGAGGAAGAAAACTCTCACGCTAAGATGCTAGGGGCTTTAATTGACGGTAAAGAACGCCTCAAACGCAATGGCAACAATGGTAACTGGGATGCCAAAGCACGGATATACACGCCTTTTGATGGGATTAGCCAAAGATATTGGTCAGCAAGATTATTTTTTGGCTTTAAAACGGCTGATGAATTTGCTTGGGCAGATATTCTTGGCTTTATGACGGTAATTGAGGAAATTGTTGTTGTCTTTTACAAAGCACTATCCACAACTAATGACATCGCTGTGAATGCGATCGCCCTCAAAATTCTCCACGATGAAATCAAGCAAGTTGATTGCTTGAAAAAATCATTATCTTCACTGCATCCCCAGCCAAGATTTTTAACCTTTAAATGGCAAATTAGAGTGATACTTGGTGCTTTTGGCGCAGCAATTGACCTACTAGCTAAAGCCAAGCAAAGTAATTGTGTTTCCTGAGATGGTAAAGCACGCGCCATCGAAATAATTGCTGTTACTAGGATTTTTGGCGAATACTGAAATCCAGCGATGAGTACCATCAATGGTTACAGAAGTATTGCCCCCGGTGTGGGGAAGTTCAGCTACAAATTCCCTTCCTGTTAAGGCAGTATTTGGCTCTTCACTCCATCTGTGCAACTGAATAGAGTTTGCGCCAGAAGTAATTGAAATATCAAAGCCAACTTCAATTTTTAATTCAATTGAGGAGTGTGGCGCGTAGAAAGTGAAAGCTTTGCCGCCGACTGCACAGCCACTGGTACAAGCAATAATCCCCCCAAAGGATTCACCGCCGCCGCCAGCACCACTGGCTTTGAGCCATCTGCCGATGCCATCGTCAGGTTCAAGTACAAGGTCATCATCTGCTACGGCAGTAGAGGCGGCTATAAAAACATACCAAGCGGGATTGCTTTTGACTAGCCTTGCATAGCCGTCAGTGCGTTGCGATGATGTCAGGGCTTTGAGGGCATCGATATCAGCAATAGCGTACTTTACCAGAACCATTTTTACCTCGGCATTGCATCAATAATAGGTATCCCCCCAATAGGGGTAACTAAGCTTACTTGATCGCCTTTGGCTAAAACTCCATTAGAAATTGCCCTTGCTGAAAATATTTGTCCTGCGGCGTTGCTGACTCTGTAATGTCCAGTTTCGCTATCGTATCCTATGATTTTTACAGTGGCTTCTTGGGTGCGATCGATACGCTTTTGAATCTGCACCTGCTTTTGTTGGTAAGAGGCGCGATTCATTAAAGATAAAGACTGGAGTATTGATAGTTCGTTCATGTTTGTAAAAAACTGCCTTCTATCAAGGCCATTCCTGGTAATCCACTAGTGTTTGTCATTACTATTTCCCTTTGATAAAGTCCTGAGAAATTAGCAGTTCCTGGAGCGTAGGCGGGGGTGGAAGGCATTGATTTAGCAAGCTTATTATTTTGTGTAGCGGTGTAATAGCTCTCATTATTAAAATCAATTTCGACTTCTTCTTCAATTTTTATTCTGCTACTTTTTAATAAAGCTTCAATTAAAAATTCTTCAGTTTCAATTCGGGTATTCACGCTTCTTAATTCCCCGCAAACAATTAGAAAATTGTTTTTAGCTATTTTTTTTAAGCCTTTAAATTCTTGATTGGTTATGCGCTGATCTGTCCAAATCAGTGGGACAAAAAAAGCACTATTAACTTGATTTACTTCACTAAATTGAGATAAATCTATTCCAATTATTTCAATATTTTTTTGATCCAAAACTAGATTAGGAATTAATACGCCTGTTTCTCCAGGTGTGGGCAGCAATCCCGCATATCCAAAGGAGGCCGTGGATATTCTACTGTCTGGATTCATGGTGTAAATTTTTTGATTTTTGACGCAATAATCTACAATTGCCGCAAATACTGGCGCATTGCTAAGAGGATTGATGTTTAACCAGTTGGTATCAAGAAAGCAAATCATTCCTCCAGTGAATTTGGGCGGGATGGTTGGCACGATGGGTTCAGGTTTTCGGTGTGGCATATTGTCATATTTGTTGCCTCTTAATCTCACCGATTCGCCTTTTCCTGTTGCCCCATTGGTTTGCGCTTTACCATAGCTAATCGAGCCATCGGACTCGCGCAGCCTCGCCAGTCCTGTTTCAGCGTCATATTCCTGATAGCTGGTCGATTGCTGCATTTCCTGTTGTGCCTCAACCGCATCTACAAGCCGCTTGTGGTAGAGATGGCGGTTGGCGGTGGATGTCTGTTGCAATAATTTCTCAGCTTCCATTCACGTAGCCTGAATTGAGCGCGACAACTGGGATTTGATAGCTGTAACTCTGTCCGTCAGCCACAGTGATGGGGTTATCTTCTACAAATAAAGCGACAATCGACCCATTCGCACATCGAGCGCGAAACGTGCCTGAGCCTGTATCTGTGATATCAATGCCAATCTCGAAATCATTGGTCGTGGCGTTGGCAACTGTGTAAACTGTGCCAGCAACGATGCCGCCGGGAAGAGTAGCAAGCGCATCGGCAGTAAAAAGGAGTTTGTCGCCGTTGCTAAATCCGTGGGATGCGATCGCAATTTTATTAGTGACAGCATTCACATTGCTATTGGTGAAAGATTTTGAGGCCGTTGCAACGCTGTCAGCAATGATAAATGCTGTTTGGAATTGCAGCGAACCACCTGAAGCCGTGAAACTTGCGGCAAGCGTCGGCATCTCGTGGCGTTGGTCGGTCGTGTCGTAGCTGCCATCGCCGGAGAAATTGGCTGATTGCCTAGCATAGCCGTTATTAGGCAGCAATTCACTGCTTAGGAAATCAGCTGCGGAACTACTGCGGGTCAATGTCGCAGTGTTCGCCAATGCTAATCGAAACTTGGTGCTATTTGGGGGAGTAGCACCACGGAACAAAACTTCTGCGGTTCTGGTTATCCAATCGTTGGTAAAAGTTCCTGGCATCCTGAAAAATTTTTCAACAACTAAAACAAACTATCAACGTTGTTCCATACATCATCACTCACCTCATCCCACTCAATCGTCTCCCATGTGAGGCGAGAAACATTAATCCCCAACCCCTCGCCAAGCTGCATCTGAGCAGTGGTTGTCCCAAGTAAATAGGGATAAGAGTAAACCTCTATCCCTAACCCTAAACCCAAATACTTTATGTGAGTTTCCGTATATGGTGGCACATCTACCCCGCCGATGCTCGTGCTAACCCAAATGCCATCGCAACTCCACAGGGCTTTTTGCTGCGATACTACCCAAGAGCAGCCATCGGCCAAGTAATTCTGAATTGTGCCGTCTAGCTCAGTGGCCCGAACTGGGTAGAGGGGATGGTAGTTGAAGATTTCATCCACTAACCGCATCGCTAGTTCTTGTCCCTTGTACCGTCCTCGCAGTAATCGCCCTTCACGGGATGCGATCGCAATTAACTGACTCGCCGCCGCACTATTGCTCCCAGTAGTTGAATAAGTAGCGACTTCCCCAGGCTGCAAACTTGGCTCAAGTCTTCCAGCCAACATATCAATCGTAAACGTGCGCTCTCTTTGCTTTAAATTACTGTTGCAGATATCCCCAAAAATTACTTTTTCTTCAATGTTATTTTCTTCAAAAGTACACTTGCTGGGGCATCTTTCTGCTGCTTGTGGTACTTCTTGTCCAGAATTAGAAATGCGGCGTTCTCCATCCCCTGCATCTATTAAATCGAGTTTATTTGAAATAATTTTTGAGTCGGCTTGATATTTAACTAAATCTTGATTTACTCGCACCAAAGATTTAAGGCTATAAGAGTAATACTCCCAAGTGTCCTTATTAATTTCTCGCCAAGTCTGATTGTTTAATTCAGACCTTGGCAGATTAGAAAGCGCATCTTCAGGCGGGAAAAACCAAGCACTCCAATCTTCATTCGTGCCGTTGAGAATAATTATTTCTAGTTCTGCGGTATCGGTAACGATTTTTTTGAGTCGGTCTTTTTTGTCGTATTCGTAGGTTTCTTTAGTCCATTTATTAATATTAAGCTCTAGAATATTGCCCAAATAGTAATTAGGTTTTGCGTCTTTGAATTCGCTGAGATATGTCGCTCTAGGACGATAAGTTTTAGTTTCTTTATATTTAAGCTTACATTCTTTATCGCTTTCAAAATAACTATCTTCCACTACAATTTCTGACTGAATTAATTGCAGTAGTGGGGATAGCACAAAACCACTAGAAGCTTTGTTCCAAAAAGTTTCAGGAATGCACAAACCGTAGGGTTGATAAGTTGCAGTTTTCACCCTGAGTCTGTGTAAATCTTCGCTCCATTCCTGAGCGCGCTCAACTTTTTTGATAACTATGGTGAAGTTGCCGTAATCCTTGCTAACAGTGGAAGCCGCACCATACTGCTCTGTAGTATCTTCCAGTTTTTCAGGCGTTGGCCTTACAATCATCTCAGTGCCTGATGCTTTGAGAATTTCACATGGTGCTTCCGCCCCATCAAGGCGTTTGTACCAAATATCATCAATCCCCACAATCATATTGATGCCAACGTCGGGGCTAATACTAGCTACTCGCACCTGAAAAATTTCCTGATTATCAATCCAGGCAAAACAGTTGTTGGCGTAAAGCAACTTACCAACTGATTGCAGGTATGAACCAGAAAGGTTAAGAGGATAATTGTAAATTGCGCTAGGAAGCGATCCGCCAATTGCCCCAATTCCAGCCAGTCTTAGCAGTGTAGTGATAATTTGTGCTGCGGTTTTCCCTTCATAGCTTTTATTGTCGGCTTTGTCTGGGTCTGTCGGTTCTTTGAAAGAAAGCAGTGATATGAGGTCGCCAACTTCCAAAGTTAACTGCTGCTTCTCGACATCATATTTAGGAGTTAGTATCCTGAGTGCGCCTCTGGGGTGGCGTTGCCGTGTACCTGTGGAATCTGCGATTTCTAGAATTACGCTGACACCCCTACAAAAACGAGTGGGGTTTTTGCGATCGTCTAAAGATTCATCAAAGTCTAATGCTTTGCCCAGAAGAATTTGTCCGCTAAACGAAATCAGCCCAGAAGAATCAAGATGGTTATCACTGCCTTGAAACGAAATTAGGCAAGGTGTGTAATCCTTGCCGCCAATGGTTAATCTGATATTTCTGGCTGATTGATTTACAGTCATCTAAGATATAAAACTATTTAACTTAGCTTGAATAGCTTGGAATTCTGGGAGAAGTCCCAGTTCTTCTGGCGTTCCCGTGATTGATGGCAGGTCTTCAACTTTATACACTTCTCCGTTATCATCAGTCCAAACATTTTGAAGAAAAACTGTTAAGGTTGTTTGACTAATATCACCATTTAAAATATCCCCCTGGTAACGCCAGAACCGAATTGATTTTGTTAATTGGACATTAATCTTTTCAGACATCTTTTTTACCAAAGCATATTACTTAATTGTGTTCTTTTCCAACTATTGGGGGCAACGCACACATAAATGTAATTTGAATCAATCCTAATCTCGCCCAGTGTTCCAGTATCAGTAGAAGATGCTGGTGTGCTATTTAAAGCCGCAAGGCGAAATTGAGATGCTTTAACAGTTCCATTTACTTGTAATTTGTTTGTGTTATCTTCTGTCGGCTCTCCTATTAAAATATTTCCAGTGCTGTTCAATATCAATGAATCTATTTTTGTTGAATCTGTTAAATTCAACAATCTAAATCTAATCGGATATTTAGCACCTGAAACAGAAGATTGTATTAGAAATTCATTGTTTAGAGCTTGAGATATGCTACCGCCTCTTGCACCTATTAAAGATAAATAATTAGATAGATTTTGATGTAATCTTAGCTCGTTCTCGTTAGTTCCTATAGGTGATACTGGGCTTATAGATAGCCTCAAATTTCCGTTGCCGCTATTTCTATTAATACTTAGTGAAGTTAAGTTAGAAGCATCAGAAGAACCAAACTGAGCCTTGGCACTGCTAGAGCCAACAGAAAGCGAACCAGTCAAAATAACCGTTGATGTGTAACTAGTACCGCCTATACCGACACCACCAGCTACCTGCAAAGCCCCCGTCGTTGTAGAAGTTGAAGGCGTTGTATTGGAAATGTTGACTGGATTGCTGAAACTTTTGCTGCCTGATATAGTTTCAGTCCCAGCCAGATGAACGGCTTCTGTGTCCAATTCTTCTATGGCTGCTTGTACATTAGTTGCCGCTATATTTCCTGTAGGAGTAAAGCCCAGTTGACTAGCTACAAACTGATATATTTGCTTGATTTTCAGCATGATAATTACTCATTTGTAGTGTAATGAGCAACTACTGAATCGCCAGTATCAAGACTAAAACCTGCTGCTGCGGCTGACCAAGTTATGGTTTTACTACTAACACTGAAATCAGAAGCGATCGCACTATAAACCGCATTATTGACAAACAACAAAACATTGCTGGTAGTGCTAGGAGTTTTGGTTAAATTGGACAGCGTATTTGTCCCGGTAACTGTCAAAACTTCTGTGTAAACTTTTGCCGCAGTGGGAGATAGATAGTCGTCGTAGACATTCTTATTTAATGCAAAGGATACGGGCAATCTGTAAAAATCAAACCTGTAGGCGAACTCGAAATAAATAGAAGTTGAACTAAAGCTGTAAGCGGTTTCAGTTCCGCTTACCAAGCTGTAATAGCTTAGTGTATAAACCCCGCCTGATTGAGTTAACTTTCCATATATTTCATTACCACTACCATCAACCAAAACTTGCTTTGTAGTTGCATCTAATATTTGCAGAATCAAGCTACTGCTAATAACAACGCCAATGGTGGTCGAGGTGGCAACCTGCAAGGGGACAGAAACGCCCCCATCACCAGCACTACTTAAAGCACTGGTAATTTGTGAAGTCACAGTGGTGCTATTTCCTGATGCTGTTAGCCCATTAATGCCGATCGCAGCATCAATGAGTTTAGTAATTTGTTTGCTTTTAAGCATTAATAATAAGCCTCAATAATATCGGAATTTTCTAAATTAAAAGTTCCAAGCCAAATAAGCGTTGAGCCATCAATAACAAAATCAGTTCCAAAGGCTGCTTTATTCCCATTAATAAAAAGCTGAACTTTTTGGGGTTCTGTCGGCGTTTGAAGAAGTGAAAAATTATTACTTCCAGAAAATTCTAGTAATTGATAATTGGAATTAGCTGATAATTCAGATTCAGATATTATTCCGGCATTCAAAACTAAAACTTTCATAAAGCGATCGCCTGCTTGATATCAATAAACATCTTGCTTGGTGTCATTGCCCAACCCACAGTTAAGACAAAGCCCGTTGTCGGTGGAACTTGGGTTAGGGTTCCATTCGCCCCCAAGAAAATCGGATCTTGAGGTGTCCAAGCCCAAGCTAGGTTTTCAATCTCCCCAAACGTTTGTCCAGTAACCGTTTGCCCTGTTGAGACGGCTTTTTTATTAATCGCCCACACACTCGCTATGTGGTCAGAGTTGGTATTGTCGGCGTAGATAGCCTCGCCACTGGTGTTGAGTGTCATCATTCTGTAAGCAGCCAAAGAAGTTGCAGCTGTGTATCCAGTAGTAATAATTTCGCCACCACCACCCGGTTCTTCCCCAACTGCGATTTTGTCGAGTTCTCGCAGGGTGAATGAGGCGATGTAAGGATATTGCCCGTTGCGTTGCCATTGTGATTTCGGCTCGAACATCCTGGCGTAAAAGCAAGCCGGATAACTCACCCCACCATCAAAAACTGTCTCACTCCCCCCAGATGCCAACCCCCTTGTCCGCGTCCCACTTTCTGTAAAGTTTTCAATTGAATCTTCAATCAAGATGCGGTAGTTGCCTTGGCTGCGGCGTAGTTTGTCGCTGCGATTGAATATGGCGTTAATAGCAAACCACTCTTCCCAACTCACCATCGCTCCAATAGACCAGATGAATTTCGGCTCATACACAGGGCCAGAATCTAAGGGAGTTCCCACAATTGAGTATTCTGTTTGCCCAGTGTCGGGGATGGTGCGATCGTACTGGGTGAATTTTTTCAGGGTGACGGTTAGGGAGTCAATTGAGAGGGTTAGTTGCCTCATGAAAAATTTTTCAGGATGTCAGGAGCGGGATATAGTGATTATTCCTGTAACGGCGATCGCCTTCTAAAATAGCCCCAACCAGGGATTTGTATATCTTGGATGCTTTGGAACACGAGGCTCTAGAGGCTTGAACAATCTAAGATCACCATCATCCTTTGACATGGCTTTAGCTCTTGCATAAATCCATCCATATGGATTTTCTTTCCTGTTTAGGTAGGCGTACATTAATTCCTGGTTTTCAAATACCAGTAAGTCTTCTGTCTGTTGCTCGTCAAAAAATACAGGTACTGAGTGCCAAGAAACTGCGGCTTCACTTTGAATAAATCCCTGTGGCGGTTTACCAAGAAAAGCGTTTTTCAGTTCTATTCGGAAAACTAGTCCGCATATTTGAGGCTGTGCAGCCAGTTTTTTGCACTGGTCAAACATTTTTTCTAAATCAAGGCTCATAACCCCGCCCCCTTCACCGCAGCCCTTGAAACATCGTTCATAATCTTAGCCGCATCATCTACAGGGTTTGGAGTCGTCACACTCAAGCTTCTAGGTGTGTTGGCGAGTTGCAAGATGCGATCGCTCAAAGTATCCAGCCTCTGCTCAATCCCTTGGTTCGCCATTTTTAGCGAGTCTACAATATTGCTGGCAGCCGGCACAACTTTAGCCGCGTCAACCATAGTTGCGGTTTTGTCGATGGGTGGTAGTCCGCCGCCGATAACCTCATCGCTCTTAGTCCAGGTGCGGTTATTGGTTTCTATCAATTGCCCAGTCATCCGCGCCCAATTAAGGCGGCTTTCATAGGCGAATAATCCCTCGCCTTTTTTCTGAATATAGGGATTCTCCCAGCCTTCGACATTGGAGTGCTGAGTGCTGAGTGCTGAGTGCTGAGTTTCGGAGGTTTTCTTGACACTCGCCTCAACTCTCTCCAGTGCTGATGCTTGTTTCCTCGCGCCATCTGCTGCAAGCTGTTGACTAATTGCAGAACGTTGCGTCACTTCCTGAGCCAGGATTGCATTGCGGGATAATTCGTCTTGAATGCCTAAGTTGGCTATAGCATTATCCAATTTCTGATTACTTAAATCAGCCTCACGGTTGGCAATCTCAATCCCAATCTTGGCTGATTCAATAGCGGCGGGGTCTTTTTTGACTTGGGCAATGCGTAAAGCAGCATCCGCTTCTAGTTTTGATTTAGCAGCTGATAGCTGTGCTGATTGGGCATCGTATACAGCAGTTTGCGCCGATATCCTTTGGCGTTGCAAGTCAAGTTGAAGGGATTTTTTCTGAAAGTCTTGCTCAAGTTTCAGGGCTTCAAGCTTCTTAGCTGCAATCTCATCTTCGATTTGGGAGCGTTTGGCAAGTATCTCTAATTCGTTTGTCCCAAACCCCAAAGCCCCCAACTGAGAAGTAATTGCACTCTTAACGGTGGGGTCAAGATTGTCATCTTTGAGGCGGCGACTGAGTTCTAAAGCTCGGTTAGCGTTATCTCGTTTGGTTTCAAGGGGGGAAATCGCTGCGTCGCTGAGTGCCTTAGATAAGTTGTAGCGACTTTCCTCAAGGGTTTTGACTCGCTCTAAACTTGCACTGTACAGTTCAAGCCCAGCTTTTTGAGCTTCCAGTTGAGATGTGAGCGACTTGTAACGATTCTCCTCAGCTTGCATGATGCGCTGGATGTTGCGCTCAACCGTCTCTCGATATTTCTCCTCACCCGCAATCTTCTGGTCAACCAACTGTAAATTGTTCTGGGCCAACTCCTGATTGAGTGCCATTTCCTTTTCAGCCGCTTCTCTACCAGTCAGCAGCCCATCTTGCCGCATTTTCTTGGTTTGGGCGATTTCGGATTTGAGAAGGGTGATTTTATCTGTGGTTGCTTTTTGATCGATGGTGTTTTGTAAGAGTGCGAACTGGTCTTGTCCGGTTTGGGTTAAGCCAGAAGCCAAGAGTCGTTGTTTGGCTTGAGTAGTTCCAGTGGTTTGGTTGAGAGCGATCGCACTTTCCGCCTTCTTGTTGGCAAACTCAATTTCTTTGAGCTTGCGTTGCAGTGTTGTTTGCTGCACAGCAAGTCTATTCTCTGCTTCAGTTCGTTCAAGGTTGGTTTGTTCTGTAGTTAGGTCACGTTCGCGTTTAGCGAATTCTTCTGCGGAAATTTGCCCTTCGGTGTAGTAATGGCGGAGTGCAAGCAGTTGATTATCAAGATTTTTGCGCTGTGACTGAGTGCTAGCAAGTTGAATTCTGGAAAGTTTTTCAGCAGCGACTTCCTCAACAATGTTTCTATCTGCTTGAGCTTGCTTGATGAGGGCAATTTTCTGATTTTCTGCTTTTTGGGTAGCAGCACGGGAACTGGCCGCCGATTCTTCTAAGCTAAATAACGAATTATCTTGAGTCGTTTGCTTGACTTTAAGCTGCGATTCACTAAGAGTTGTTCGCGCTTCAGAGAGTTTGTTTTTCTGTTCTCTGGCGGATTTGAGCCGTTCTAATATCCCCTTATCGCCTTCATCTGTGGTGTTCTTGAGTAAGTCGTCAATTCTAGCTACTGATGAATTTGGTGATACCCCAAGCCTTTGCAAAGTAGTTTGAAATTCAGGAGAGGCGATCGCTTTATCGGTTTTACTAATTGCTGATTCCAAATCAGAAACGTTGATTTGATTCTTATCGCGTTCAGCAACTGCACTTTGCAAGGCAGCGTTACGGGTGGCGAGTTTGTTGGTTGAAAATCCTGCTAGCTGAGAGGAAGCGATCACGCTTTTTCTGTTATTGAAAGCCTGTTCATTCTTCTCCTGGTTCTCAGCCAGTGTGAGATTCAGTTGGCGCAATGATTGAGTAAATGCCAGCACCGGATCAACTCGCAGTGATGCCAAAGCATTTTCAGCTTCAGCCTTGAATTGCTTCAATCGCCCCATCGAGCCTTTGAGTTGCTCAGTCAACTTTAATGCAGCTTCACCACCACCTACCGCCGCCATCCCTTCAGGCGATTTGAGGGATTCAATTTGGGCTTTGATAGCGTTGATTTGCTGATCGGCGCGGGACAAGTCAAGTGTGAAAGGTTTGGCGATATCTGCGCGTTGATTGTTGAGGTCAGTGATTCTGAGGTTTTGTGCCTCCAATCTACGCTTGTCCTCAGCCGGAATTGCTAGTCCTTTATCGGTAAAGTTGCGTTTAGCTTGGGCTTGAAGAATCTGCCGTTGCTGTTCGGCATCGCGCAAGGTTGCATCAATCGCAGGCAGTTGTCCAGTATCGCCAGTACGTGATCTTAGTTGCGCCAATCGCAAATATCCACTGCTTAAAAAGCTGGTATTGGCGTTTGTGATATCGCCTGTATTTTGCGTAATGCGATCGCGTTCTGCTTCCCCGTAAGTTTTTAATGGGTTTTTAACTAATCCGAAAGTGCTGGTATTTGCGTAAAAATTGGCATAGCGAATAAGCGAATTATCGATTGCTTTGCCTACACCGCTAGATGATTCGGGTGTCCCTTCTGAGTTCTGCCCTTTGCCACCTGCCTTCTCAAAAGCCTTGGCTGATTCTTCGGCGGCTCGTTTGGCGGCGTTGGCTGCTTTGTCAAAACTCCCTACCAACTCGGTGTTAACAGCTTGATTAAGCAGGTTGATGATTTCTAAAACTGCAAAGATGCCAGCAGTTAGCTTAACCGAGAAAGAATTATTGATAGTTTGACCAAGAGCCGCCATCCCACCGCTTAATGTGCCGGTTGCCAACTTGGTAGCAATTAATTGAGCGATAACAGCTTGCAAAGCTGAAACCATCTTCACGCTTAAGGCTACAGTCACACCCAGCAAGATAAAGCCCAATTCTTTAGATACAGCAGCCACACCTTTAAGAATAGCAGCGAAAGCCCCTAGCCCAGCCGTTGCTGCTGGTGCAATCCCTTCACCTATGCCCTGTTGCAAACTGGTGAAAGAGTTTTGCAAGTCAAAGATTGCTGACTGTGCATTATCCGCCGCATCTTTAGCTGCATCCCCGAATTCAGTTTGCAGTTGCTTGGCGAATTTAGGAAGGAAATCTTCAGAAAGGATTTGTCCAGAGTCAAGCAAGCGAGTGAATTCTGCCTCGGTCACTCCCATCGCCCGCGCTGCAATACCGAGTGCGCCTGGAATGCGCTCACCAAGCTGTTGCCGGAGTTCTTCGGCTGAAACTTTACCCTTGCTGATCATCTGGGATAGTGCCAAAATTGCGCCCTTGGTATCGTCGGCACTCAAACTCAGCACAGTACTGGCCTGCGACATCCCCAAGAATAATTCACGGGTTTCTTTACCTGCCAACGCTGAACCACGAGAAGCTGATGCCAACTGTGTAAAGCCCTCGGTTGAGGCTTTGAGGGGGATTTTAAGATCCTCAACGGTTTTTCTAACAAACGCTAGATTTTGAGTCCCTGCCGATGCGCCGCCAGAAGCGAAATTGAGCGCGGTTTTAAGTTTATCAAGCTCGACATAAGCCGCAAAGGATTCTTTGGCTATGCTCTGGAAGAAATTTTGCAGGAAGGAAGTAGCAGTAAAGGCTAATGCCCCTTTGATGAATCCTGAAAAATTTTTCATAAGCCTAGACAAGCCAAGCCCAAATGATTCTAAAAATCCTTGGCTAGGTAAGGGCCTACCAATCGCGTCGTAGACTTTTTCAAGTTGAGAAGTTAATCTGTCGAGTTGCTTGACTTGCTTAGAAGTCAAATCATCTGGAGACTCCAGAATCCTTGCTATCCCCCTAGTTGCAGCGCGTGACTGTCGAGCTAACTTGTTAAATTGCTTGGCATCGGCTGTATTACCTGTGGCTTTGGCATTGATCGCCGCAGTTTCCAGTGAAGGTGCGATCGCCGTTTCAGTTTCCAGTGCTAATCGAGCCGCGCGTTTTTTCACGCGTTTGGCGATGCTGTCATCAATGGATTTGAAGATAGATTTGATGCCATTGAACAGGGAAGGAGAGTCTGCAACTTCTTCTAGCTTTTTAATGCGATCGGGCATCAATTCTGGTGCAAGTCCCTCTAGCCCATACTTGCGCTCTAAGTTAGCCGAGAGTTTAGCCCTTCCCCTCACAGTCTCGCGCTGAGAATCAACTTTTTCAGGCGAGAATTTTTCTTCTAGTTGAGCTTGCTGCTTTTCTTGCTCTGCCCTTAAATCATCATAAATTTGAATGATTTGGTCGTATTCTTTAAGCTTCTGTTCAATAGATTTTGTTTGGTCTTTTTGGATGTCTGCAACAATTTTTTGCAGTTCACCTGCATCAACAACTTTGTCAAAAAGTTCTCGCAGTTTAATAGGCAATCCAAATTTTGGATCAACTTGGGCGGGTGATGGAGGTAGTGGAAATTGCGATCGCCCCTTAGCTTTTGGAGTGATAGGAACCAAGGATTTGATTAATTCCCAAGGCGGGGGCGGTGGTGGTGGTAATTCTAAATTTTTTCTTTGAGTGGAGATTTCAGCATCAATTACATCTTGATTTACAGATGTTTTTTGTCGCCTAGTTGCTACGTTTTGATTAATTAATGGCTTGAGTTGATAAGTTGCAGCTACCCTTTGTTTTTGTAGTCCTAGAATCCTACCTTGTAGGGTATTTTTTACAGATTCATCTAGGGTTGTAACCTTGGCTGCAATGTATGTTTTTTCTAATTCATCAATCTGGGCAAGAACTGTTTGCAGTTCTTGAAACTTGCTTTTATCGTCTGGGACTTTAGCTATTCCCTTGAGCTTTAGTCCAAAATTATTAACAGCGTATTTAGTTGCTTTTTCTAGCTCTTGGGTTGGTAACTGCAACAACTCTTGAGCCTGAGCAATCACCTTTTGGGTATCCACCGTAGGTAGTGGAAGTTTAGCTTTAATCTTTTCTGGAGCAACGCCAGAAGCAACGATAGAAGCGGCAATTTCTTCTTTGGTTTTGCCGGATACGCCTTTAATTCCTAGTTCTTTAGCCGCTCTAACTAATTGAGGTTTTTGGTTTTGAATTACTAGTTCTTGTTGGAGTGCCTTGGTTTGGGGTAGCGATTGAGTGAGACTTGCAACTTCAGTTTTGGCATCTTCAATTGTTTGTAAAATCTGCTGATATTGCTTGACTATTTCTTCTATTTCAGCAGTCGGCAATTCATCAATTTTGACAGACTTTGCACCTACCGAATCCGCTTGAGTGCGAATATCTTTAACCAAAGAGAGGTATTTAGCTCTTTGTTTGCTGATGTCAACACCCAACATCCCCGCTTCTTTTATAAATGCAGAAATATTATCAATTAATTTATTGACATCGGTTAGACCAATTTTAGAACCAGCAACGCCACCTAAAGACAAGGCTTGGTCTTTAAGTTGAATACGTTTTAATTCTTCTTTGACGCGATCAGTGTTTCGCAGTTGAAATACATTCGCGCCTGTTTCTAGTTGCCTAGATAAAGGTTTACGTTCATCCGGTTGAATTGCAACTGAAGATTCAATTTTGTCGCCTAGTTTTAAAAGCTCTTCAGGAGTAGGAGTAATATCAACAGCTAATTGCCCAGTTTTATCTGCGATCGCCTTGCCAAATCCATGCTGAAAAGCATGAAATATTTCATGAACGATATTGCCAATAACTTCATCTGCTACTTGGTTAATATCGCCTAGTTGTAGTTGTTGATATAAGTCAGGTCGAATCCTGTAAGTATTAAGCCCTGCATTGTAATCACCACGCCCCGCCACCTCACTAGATGGCACAATGTTTGGGATTTTTTCAGGTGCTAAATTTTTACCCGTGACAATCCGCGAAACAGATTGAACAGCGTCAACATACAATTTAGGCAGAGTGCCTACTTGTTGAGCTTTTTGTTGCTTTAGCCTTTCAAGTTCTAAAGTTTTTTGTCTTTCTTTTTCAGAGGCTAAAGCTTGCCTTTCAATTGCTAATTGCCCTTTACTTGGGCTGGGTGTTGGAATTTCGTTTAAATTGCCAACCTTAACAACTTCCTGCGAAGCCTCCCGAAGCAGTGCAGGAATGGCTTGAATTAATCGCGCCTGCAAATCCTGAATATTTTGAGCGAGTACCGCGTTACCATTGGCTAATTTTTGATTTAATTTGTCAATTTCTTTGGCTGGATCTGCAAGTTCTAATTTGTACAAATCCAATGCTTTATTAGCAGCAGCAGCGCGTTTTTGCAGTTGTTGAATTTGGGCGGGTGTAGCATCAGGAGAAGCGATCGCTTTGTCTAATTCCGTTTTCGCACCAACTGCCAAACCCGTTAATTTATCTAGTTTCTTGCCCCGAATTGCGTCAGGAGTTTTGGCATTGGTTTTAACGTTCTTTTGGGCTTCTTGAAGGGCTTTTTGAGCAGTTACCATCTGCTCAAATACCTCTATCCCTTTTAAAATATCTGCCGATTGGGAAGATAAATTAGATTCAATTCCTAATTCGGCAAGTATTTTTATTTGATTATTTAACTTTTCAAAATATGCAGATTTAGTTTGTTTAAGTGAGGCAATATCTTTGGTATCTTGCTCAATGCTGGCAGTTCCTCCAGCCAACGCTTGAGATAGTTCTGCAATTTTGGCTTTGATGGGAGCTTCAGCAGTTGCCCTTTGTTGTTGTGGTAGTTGAGCGATTTTTGCCAGTTGAGCTTCAAGGGATGCGATCGCTTGTTGAGCGGTTTGGAGTTTCTTGACTTTGGCGGCTAATTCCTTTTCTCGTTGCTTGATAGTTTCGGAGATTTTATCAACGTCACCTTGCTTATCTACAAGGGAGATGAATTCATTACTAGCTGCGGCTTTGGCTTTTTTGCGAGATTTGAATTCTGCTTCTTGAGATGTGAACGTGGCACTAGAGGAGGCAACTGCCCTTTCTTCACTACTAGAGAGCGATTTAATTGCTTGCTTAGGAGAAAGGTTAATGCTGTAGCGTTCAAGTGTGCGCTGCAATAGTTCTAGCTGTTTAGCTACTGCATTACCTATGGGATTAGCTTTGATAGTTGCGACTATCGCATTAGTCGCGCCGGGAATAGCGGCTAATGATTTTTCTACAGCCTTTTGAGATATCAACTCTAGTGAGCCAATCTCAGCACCCAAAGTGGATTGAATTGCTTTGGCAACCCCAGAGCCTACCTGCCTGCCAATAGGTGTGCCGACTCCCTCAAATGCACCACGAAAAGCCCCAGCGAGTGGCGCAGTAATGAGCGATCCAATCCCACCAAAAATAGAACTCAAAAACCCAGTTTTTGGCTTGGCATTTTTGAACCCTTGTTCAATCGCAGAGGTGATATTTTTGCCAATCTCGCCATCAACGGAGATGGAAGTTTTTAAAGCACTTATTTTAGAGCGATCTATGTCAAGCTCGACAGTGGCTCTAATTTTGGCACTCTTGAAAGTATTCTCAATTCTGTTGACAACGCCCTTGACCTGCGAATCAGTGCCAGATTGCAAACCTTGAACTAACCCTTGGGCTGCATATTCCCCTATATCCCGAAAAACCCTAGAGGGAGACTGGATTTGTAGCCCCTTCCTGACCGATTTAACGAGCGAATCAGCCGCAACTTTGCCAGTATCATCCCCTTGGAACCCCTGGTTGAAGCCAGCAAGCGCCTGTTTGCCGATTTCTTGAAACTGCTGTCTGACTGCGGATGCCTGAATGTCGAGCTTGACTGGCACAAGAACTGTAGGGAGAAAGCCAGTTAGACCCTTGATTTGTCGCTCAAAGTCTTTGACATCAAGCTTGGCTTGGATTGCAATGCTTCGTTTCTCACCAGATAGCTTGGCAAGGTCTTTATCGAATTGGGTACGGGAAAGCTTTAACTCTAGGGAGATAGAACCTGCACTGGCCATTGAAGGGAGGGCGATCGCATGACATCAGTGCTTTGGTTCCCTAAGACTTGTGCTAGGTTATGAAAAATTTTTCATAAACAAAAACGCCACTAATCACAAGTGGCGTTTGATTTAGGCGATCGCATGAAAGATATAGCTATGAACAAGGAGCCAATACGCGAGGGCGAACAGTTTCTTCGATTTCTTTTCCTGTCTGTTGTTCGGCTAATCTAAGCTCATAATTTTTTTGCAAGTTCATCCAGAACTCAGCACTATTACCAAAATACCGAGCCAATCTCAAAGCTGTATTAGCGGTGATTCCTCGCTCTCCATTGATTATCTGCGTAATTCGATTTTTCTGCACACCAAGAAGACGCGCTAATTCGCTTGCGGATATGCCTAATTCATTAATTTCATCAGCAAGAATTTCTCCAGGATGGATAGGTAAGCGTGCCATTTTACTCCCTCAGTGATAATCCGTGATTTCAATGTTGAAGGGTTCAAGAGATTCTTCTGGCCAGTTAAAGCAAATCCTCCACTGCTCGTTAATTCGGATACTATACTGACCTTTTCTATCCCCTCCTAAAGCTTCAAAGCGATTACTCGGTAGTCCCATTAGATCCTCCTTGCTAGTGGCGGCTTCTAATATCGACAATCGTTTATTCGCTTGCTTCTCAAAAGATTGAAACTCTTTTACCCTTATACCAACAGCAAACTCCTCCGTCCTTTTATCCTTGTACTTCGGAAATTTGCTTGACGGAGACATAGTACATTTACAAAACAGTAGTAGATGTTATGTGTTACGTAACTCGTAACCACAAAAATATGATATCACCATTGAGTGGATTTTTGAAAGTACCTTTCAAAAATTTGATGGAGAGCGATCGCCTCAAGTCCTCATCTCTAGTCAAATCCCTATCAGGGATTGAAACAAAACAGAATAATCACAGTGGTTATGAAAAATTTTTCAGGAACTAGATTCGGCACACACTGTCTGCCGAAAGCGCAAATTCTCCATCCAGCATCCAAACATTGCCCAAGTCCGGCACTTTTACAACGCCGCCACTAGTTTCAATTTCACCCGCCGCATCAACAAACCCTAGAGGGAATCGCACAGTTCGGCTTCGCTCACCGCCAGCCACACCATCCTCAACTCGTGGCTGCAATAGTACCAATCCCTCACCAATCCAAACCAATGGCTTCACAGGATCGCTTGTCCTGGCTTTGAGCAACTTATCCACAGGTGCGATCGCAACACACCACCCAGGCAACTTCCCTGCATCAGCCAAGGCAAAGAAAGCATTCGCCGCCACAGCAGAAATCTTAGTATCTTCGTCTGTAGCTGGTGTGAAGTAGAAGAAATCTGAGGGTTTGGCAGGCTCACCCTTTTTGGGGTCGCGGTTGGAATTGACAAAGCAGCTAGTGAGAGTTGCGATGCCAAGTTCCTGTAAGTGCAACTCCTCACGATGTAATTTCGCCCCGTAGTGCAACGCTTGTAAAATTAACCAGGTTGGTTGGTTTCCGAAGTTGCGGCTACTAAATCTTTTTTCTTGCGGCCAGTATCTTCGGCATCGCCAGTAGATTTCGCTCCAGTCTGGTTCTCTGCCGTCGCCAAGTTTCCCAAGTCTTCCTCAGTCAGTTCAGGAGTTTCTTCCTCAACAACCCACCCCGATTCTTCCTTACGGGCAAAGTTAGCGACTTCCTTAACTAAAGCTGGCGGAATTTGGTCAACATCTTGAGTGTTTTCCAGTGTCCATTCAGGCGCGATTCGTTTGATTATCGTGGTTGCTAAAATGAAATTTCGCGCTCTTTGAGTTTCTTGAATCAAATCCTGAAATTGTAGAAACTCTTCTAAATATTCACCCAAAGATTGAGCATCTCCATAGACTAAAGCGTTGTAAATTTCCAGCAGTGTTTTACCTGATTTAGTCGCTATGGTTCGCGCTACTTTCACAGCTTCCGTGCGGATATCCGCTAGGTTAGCCGATGCAATAAATAGGCGTTCGTTAGGAGTTAAATCGAAATATCTTGGTAACTCTAATTCGCCTATTTCTGCATTGCCAACTGTGATTTTTTCAAAGCCCTTGGGAGACGTTTTAAAGGGTAGCTTAATCATAATTGATAAATATAATTGGTAAACATTAGTGTGATAATGCCCAATCAAGAGCCAGTAATCACAGCTACCTGGAATTTACCAGCCATCGCCTTCACATCATCTGGCAAGAAGTCCTTGCCCAAAGCCACAGCCTGAATCAATAGCGACTTCAATTGAGCTTCTGGAAAATATTCAATGAGAGTTGCGATCGCTTCCCGCAATTCTTCAGACTTATCTTCAATCTCAACATCAATAATTTCAGCTTCTACTGCCTTAATCGGTTCGTTTTCGCCTACCAGTTCACCTTTAAGGAATGGGAATTCACCCTTAGAGGTCTTACAAACCAAAACATCCCCATTCGATACCGTTTTGGCAACTTCAACAACTTCACCGTAACACTCATGATTTAGTAGTGCTACTTTATACTTTGTTGAAGTAACTTGATTGGGGATAGTTTCTTCTTTGGGTTCTGCGGAAGCCAAGAAGATTGCTTGTCTTAATGACGGTAGAGGCGAATCAAAAACGAAACGCGTTTCGTTTTTCATCTTCTCCCAACTACTTATTATCCTGTCCCATTCCTTAGCGATTTTCATCAAAAATTGGGCATGGCGTGGCGAGAATTTGCAGTTAACTTCAATCCACTTGGTAAACTCGCCATGAGGCAAGGAACCTTTCACTTCAATTAATAGCAATCCTGCTTCTTTATCAGAAGTTAATGCTTGCCCTAGAGTTTCAATTCCATCTTTGTATAGTGAGCGCGATCGCTCCACAGCTTCATTGATATTTGTTGCCAAAATAGTTAAATTATTCATGCTTCTTGTAATAATAAAAATTTCAATTTAGCAAGCCCTAGGTTGACAGAAGCTTTCACTTGTTGAGGAGAAAGCTTCTGTTTTTTTGCAATTTGTTCAATTGACAAGTTGTTGAAAAATTTTTCAAGAAGTGCGGTGCGTTGCTTATCCCGTAGCTTGCCAAGATATTTTAATAGCAATTCTTTATCAATTTCCTCTGATTCTTCTGCTGAAACAGGCTCATGAATCATTTCATCCAAGCTAACAGCCAAGTTGCTATCAATTGCATCTAAACTTTGCCAAGCTTCATGCTTAATTCCTAATCCCAAAGCAATTTGTGAAGTCTCAGTTTCTCTACCCAAAGTTGCCAAGTTTCGCTGCAATCTTTTGACTTTCGCTTTGGTTTCAAGTGCTGTGCGCGGAACTTTGATTAATTGCCACTGGTCGCGCAAAAAGTGTTGAATTTCCCCTTGAATGTAGGGTATAGCAAAGGAACTAAAAGCGTTTCCTGTAGCAGCATCAAATCTATCAGCAGCCTTTAATAATCCGATATATCCTATCTGGAATAAATCATCGTAAGGTTCTCTACAGGTAGCCCTAGCGCGATGAACAACTTTGTGAACTAACTTTTTATTAGCTTCGGCAAGCGCATTTCTTTCTCTGGTTGACAACATTTTGACATCATCCAAGCCCTAGACTATCAATCAAAATTAGTCATAGAAGAGAGCAAATTGTAATGGGATACTTGCGGAAAAATTAATAGTTTTTTAATGAAGAGTTATCGCCCTGAGATTGTGATTGGGGTTTGAGAGTTCTTGGCGAATGCGATCGCTCAACAGCCCTAACCAATCCATGCGATCCATCTGAGATTGCCAGCTTAAAGATGGGGTTTTATCGCTGTTGATAATTTGCAGGCATCGAAGGGCAACTCCAGCAACGGCGCGGGATGGTGCGAGTTCACTGAGGGCGTAGCTTTTGCCGTATCCCTGTAAATCCACATCCCATATGCCAATAGGGTGACTACTGCCATCCCTACCCAAGCGAAAAACTGCAAAGCGATGAGATGCAGGATAATTTTTATAGTCCAGCGATCCAAGTTTGATAGGGGTTCCGTCGTATTCCCCAACCACTTCGCCGTGTAAGTCGGGCAGGTAATCCAAGGTGATGAGATAATCGCACACCCCATGAATTGAAGTGATTCTATAGGTTGCGATGCCGCCTGGGGTATTCCGTTCAAGTCGCAACACGGCGCAGTTTTGTCCATACCATCGCTTGAGAATTGTTGGTGCAGCGCGTCGTTTGCGTTTTGGCTGGAATAATCGCCTAATCCAGCGTTGTAGTTGTTCCAACCATCCCACATTATTTGCGCTCCCTACTTAAAAAGCTACCAATAGCAATAGCGATCGCATCTGTGGGCAGTCCCAAAATCGTGGCAATTATCCCCACCCCCGCAGTGAACAACTGCACATTTAAATCTTTGCTGGCAACGCTGAAGTGATAGTCGCCACTTTTATCAGTTTTGAATTCAATACTGATTGTCTGCGAGGCTATTAATATAGTTAGGATTGCGGCGAATAGATAAGAATATCCCTTGCCTATTTTGGAATCAGGTGGCGGGGAGGTCATTTTCAATGCTTGATGGCTGCTTTTCTACAATGCCCTGAGAGTGTGTGTTGTAGAATAAATCTAGTCATTTTTTGCTGTGACATTTTGGACGCTTATTAAAAAGCCCACAGTGACTTTGCGCGGAGGTAAAAGTAACCGCGCTCAAGCTTCCTGAAAAACTTTTCATAACCTATCCCCACACCGCAGTATCTTCGCCCCAAACTCCCAAGCGAGATTGCAACCAGTTAATACCCTGACTTGTGCCATCTACTTGGTCATCATTCGCCCCATTGGGGAAGGTACTGAACTCGGTCACATAATCGCCAACCCAAGGCGCATTCTCAGGCAGAAACACATTACCAGCTTCAACATAAGGAGCGATCGCAACTGCTCTGACCAACTTCCCACCCTCTGGTTCAATGGCGATGAGTCCAGGAATTTCACGCTCTAGCAAGCTAATTACTGCTGGCCCGTTGGCTTTGTCTTCAACTAATTTGGCACTTGCTTGAGGCCATTTAATGGAAAGTGCGCGAATTGCGGCGATGGTCGCGTTGATATCCATTCTGTCCCGCACTTGGTCGAGCAAGTAGAATTGAGAGCCACGCTTACCCCAGACTTGCCCAACCACGAAGTCTGATTTCTTGGTTTCTTTGAAGGTGCAATCCCAGGATTGAATAATTAAGTCAAAGTCAGAGGGCGCAACCTTGTAATACTTCCACCATGAGCGCTTAAAGTGGTTGCCTTCCAGTGGTGCGGGATGCTGCTGAAAAAGCGCGTTCCAGAAAAATGCGCCAATGCGCTTGCAGATTCGCAAGAGTCGCTTAAGTGGGTAACGTTCTGGACATAGTGCCTCACCTGGTTGCCTCCAGTCCGGCTCAAGAGTGCAAGTTGAAGGAACTTTTGGCGGCTTTTCTTCTTTGATTGCCTCTAAATTGACAATGTGCCAACATTCTGATTCTTCATCTTGTCCTTCTTGGGACAGCAGCCAGCCAGATACATCCAATTCATGCCAGCGAGTTTGAATAACAACGATCGCTGCATCGGGTTCAGCGCGAGTATAGAAAGTAGATTCATACCATTCCTGCTGCTTCTTGCGAATGGTTTCACTGAAGGCTTCCTCTTGGTTTTTAAGTGGGTCATCAATCAACCCCAAATGAAAACCTTTACCGGTGATAGGGCCACCAACACCAGCAGCCCACAATCCGCCACCTTCTGGAGTTTCCCAGTTTTTGACAGCTTGTGCATCTTCTCGCAACTTGCCGTCATTCTGTCTGTAGGCATCCCGCGAAGCTCTACTGAATGTGTAACTTAACTCTGCTGCATAGCTATTAATGCCAACCCACTGTTCGGGATAGCGGTAGAGGTAATAAGCAGTAAATAATTTAGTTGTTAGCTGAGACTTGCCGTGGCGAGGAGGCATGAATACCATCACCCGCTTGAGTTCTCCATCTGCTACACGCTGGAGAACATCAGCAAGAACTATGCAATGGCGATACCATTTGTACTTTGGATAGACCTTATCAACAAATTCACGAAAACTGAGGACTGGCTTAACTTCCGTCTCAGGCTCCGGCAAATCAAGAACGGCTGCTTGCCACTGCTTCCTTACGCTCGTCTTTGTTGCCACGCATTTCTAAGCTCAGTTAAAAATTCTTCAGGGCCAATCTCAAGTTCGATCGCCCGTTCAACTAAATCAGCTACAGTCTCAGGTTTTAGCTTCCTTTTGAGTTCGATGAGCTTGACAAGCGCCGTCGCCATAGAGCCTTTGCCCAATTCCGAACCTGGCAGGCTGGAGTGGATATCAGCGATCGCAGCTTCAATCACATCAATATCATCTAGTCCATCAGTTGTGTCGCGTCTTCTAACAGCTTCACGCAGCTTTGTCCCGCCAAGCTTTTCCTTGGGTTTGGGTTGGAGTGGAATGACATTAGCTTGTTTATTGTTTTGGCGGTATAAATCCCAGCTGCCATCTTTTGCCCAGCGATCAACTGTGCGACGAGACACCCCAAGAAATTCGGCTATTTCTTCTGGTGGCTCCCCAGTAATATACTTAGCCTCAGCAAGCTTCATTTTGTCGCCATCTTTTTTCCTGGACATTATTTGGACAATATTGAAATTATTTTTACTGCGCTCATGTGCAGATTTCCCATCTGGTAAAGCTTGCAGCATTTTGTCTGATTTGTCTAAGTTTTTAATATGAGTAATTTTCCACCCGAACGAATTGAAGAAGCCCGTAATTTTTGCTGCTGCTCTCCATATCAAAATCGTCAGATTTGCATTTATGCAGGTGGTGGCAGCAATCATCAGCACAATATGTATTGGGCTTATGTGATCTATGACGAAAAAGGCGATCGCATTGCCTATGAAACTCTACCAGACGACTGCTTGGATGTGGATGATGGGCTGAAATTTTGTGAAAAGATTATTGACAAGTGGGATGCGCCTTTGAGCTACGAAGATATAAGGCTGTGGCGCGATATCTGCGAATATTTAACCAATTGTCGCTCACCCATATCCTCAGATTGCTTGACTAGGAGAATCTCAGGATGTGGACACCTTGTTGACTATGACAGAAGCCACAGACAAAAGCTATGGAGCCTATACAAGATTCAATTAATTATTTATGAAAAATTTTCCAAGAAGCACCAAGGCTGGACATTAAAAGGTAACTGGGAAGACAAGATAGATTTTTTAGAGCAGGTTTACATACTTGGACGCAACCCAGATACTTTACCTCGCCCTTGGTTGGATAAGTGGGAAAGAAGGCTACAAGCCAATAAAGTTCAAGAATTGACAAGAGCTTTAAAATCTTTGGAGCATGAGCTTGACTCCCTGAAAACATACCAACAATGGATGCAAGAAGGAAGAATGCTCAACCAATTACCAAGCATAATTGAAAGCACCCTAGAACATCTGGTTTATCGTTGCAGGGAAGCCAAAAGTTTATTATCAGAATTATTCAAAAATGAGCAATGATATCAATTGCCCTCGCTGTAACCGTCCTTCCCTAGTTGCCTACGAAAGCCCCAACAAAGGCAGAGTGATGTTTTGCGAATATTGCAAGGTAGACGGCAATTTCCCTTTACGATGGCATTGGGAATCAGCCAGGGTTTGGGAGGATGAAGAGACAATAGAAGCCTCCCAGAAAGTAGTGAAAGTGATTATGAGTTCTGATGTAGAGAGGCACTTTTTCAAGTGGACAGACTAGGGGAATTCAAGCATCGTACGATTCCCCTAGGAATAGAATCATGTCTCAAAGAACTTTAGATACGGTAAGCACAATTCTTGGCATTGTCGCCGGTGGGGCTACTCTACTTGGCAATTTCCACGTCATCAATCCGCAGACTGCGGGGACAATTGGCGGAATTGCTACCGCAGTTTTAGGTTACTTGGTGCAGCGTCCAGCCTCTGATACCAAAGCCTCATAGATAGACCAAGTTTTCCTGTTTTAATATCCCGGCAACTAGAGTGCCGGGATTTGCATTATTTACAAGCCCAAATAGTTAGAAGTAGAATCGCTGGGGTTGGCATGAAGATATGGGTCGCTAATGGCAACGCTGGAGTGGCCAAGCGAATCACGTACCAGTGCCAATGATGCGCCCCTAGCAAGAGCATGAGACGCATTACAATGCCTTAGCCAGTGCATAGAAACTTTTGAAGTTATCCCACTTAAAGCGGCTGCATTCTTAATTATGTGGTGTGCCATCACCCTATCAATAGGGTTTTTCGTAGCACCAATAAATACATATTCACTACCTCGAAGCTGCTGCATTTCTATCCATACACTGACAGGAACTAGCACAGTCCGCAACTTTTCGCCCTTACCCAACAGCGTGACTTGCACCTCACCTGAATCACGCTCTTGAAAATCTTCCCACTTCAGCCGACAAACTTCACTCACCCGCGCTCCTGTGGCGTAAGTTAGCTTGAGGAAAGAGCGATCGCGCACGGATAATTGAGGGTGACTAATTAGCCTCAACACCTCGGATTGTTTGAGAATCCTGCCAGCTAGGGATGTATCGCCCTTGGGCATCCTCAAGGCCGCGGCGACATTGAAGCGGATGTAATTTAATTTGGTGGCAAAGGTGAATAGCGACTTGAGGGAGTTGAGCTTGCGCTTTTTGGTGGTGGGTTTGATGCCCTGCTCATCCAGATAGCTAGAGTAGCCCTGCAAGTCTTCCAACTTACACTCTTGTAGGTCTTTGTCCACAAATCCTAAAAAAACTTGCACATCACGCCGATATTCTTTTTGAGTAGAAAGGGGCCTTCCGTGCAGCCACATTTCTATTAATTTTTGGTCAGTAGAGACGCGGGACAGGGAACTCATGAAAGCCTTGAGAATTGGTGCTTTTAGAGTTCCATAACAAAAGAATTGTTTTGCTGTTTTATACTGTCGTCACTTTCTCGCCTACAACTTTTTCCTTGAAAAGTTTACCAGCAGAGAAGGCAGGTACTCTAGTTGCTGGAATTTCCATTTTCTCATTGGTTTTGGGGTTACGCCCTTCGCGGGCCTTTCTGTCGCGCCTTTCAAAAGTACCAAACCCCACCAGCGTCACTTTATCGCCCTTAGAAACCGCTTCAATGATTGCTTCTGTTGCAGCTGTTAATACTGCATCGGCTTGCTTTTTGGTAATGCCAGCCTTGTCTGCTACTGCATCAACTAATTCACCTTTATTCATTGCTGTGTCTCGGTTGTAGTCATTTACGAGCATATTGTAAACAAAGGCACTCTAACTGGAGCCAGTAGTCAGCCAGAGTGCTATGAAAATTAACAATGCGTTCCTATTATCCTTGCTATTCCGAGATTTTCCAGAATTTGCAGAACAAATTGCAAACACTACTGCTTACGTAGCAGTTATCAATGGAAATCCCTGCTTGATAATTCATTGCCGCGATCTACTCACAACCACGTTGATGCTTAACTCTGGACAAATAATTGCTACTAGATTGAAATCAGTTCTTGGTTTTGATTTTTGTTTAGAATGTGGTGAGGATGCAGTTGGAGAAGCAAATATGATTGCAGTTGCGGATAGAGTTGAAAACAGCACCACAAGCAACGAAAATAGATTGTTTAACTTAGAGATTCTGGCAAAAGCAACCCACTCAACCACCCAAGAAGTTAAGCTTTTGCTTGCTAAATCAAGATCGCCCATTTACCCCCAGTTAGACGGAAGCGAAGCAATCGAAGAAGTAATATTTGATACTGTTCTTTCTGACTGGGCTAAATCTTTGAAGGCAGAGGGCAGTGGTTCAACAGTACAGGAGGCAGAAGGACAAGCTCAAAAGTCGGAAACTAGAACACGCAAAGCAACGCCAAAAGTTCTGACCTCTGAACTGGTTGCCGACGATATTGTCAAAGTCAAGTCTGGAAAGAGCGCAGGCTCGCCCAACCTCACCCAGAAGGGAATTGAGCAGACCTTGAAGAGCTTTTTCGGTAAAGTGAAGCTCGATGACACTACTGAAGTTGACGCGGTTTCCGCATTCATTGAAGGGACAAGCGAATTTGGAACTGCTTTGAGAAAGAAAATTTTGGCAGCATACAAAAAATTCGCCACTAAGCCAAATATGGAAGAGGTTGAGGCTAGGCTGATTGATGGGGCTAAAGCCCATCTAGAGGCTATGACAGCAACGGCGAACGAGCAGTAATATATAGATGCGAAGTAGCTTAGGCGATATGTGTAAGCCCTAAGAGCCAAGCAAGCTGGCATCTTATATGCCTTGGCAGACGGTTGATGTTTCCCGTTAGCATACTGGAGCCGAGAATAGCGAATAAACGGGTGATAGCGATCGCATTCACTTACGAAATGGTTTTGAATAGTGCGATCGCTTTTGGCAAAGTGGCAGAAATAGTAATTGCGCGAACGTGGTTTACCGCACGCAATCGCTCCTACACTATCCGGACAGTAGGAAATGCAGGTGCAAGTCCTGTCTTTGCCTTTCGGGAATTTTGGCTACGTACCTTACCCCTTACGTTGCTTGCCTTCCCCCAATTCCAGCCTACCTTCAACCTTGAGCATCGCTGCTGCTGCATACTTGGAAGAATTGCAGTTGCTGTCCGACTGCTGGAATGGCTTGAAGGGCAGAGAAAAAGCTTATTTACCGCGAGAAGCGAAAGAACCGCCCCAAGCTTGGAGCGATCGCATCCGCCGCACAACTTTTGACAATCGCTTTGAACCTGCAATTAAAGACTACGCAGGGCTTTTAAGCGTTTTTAGCTTAAATGATGACGTTGCCCAATCGATAGTTGACAGCCAAGACAATATCGACCAATGCGGCAATGACATCTGGACATTTTTCCACGAAGCTGACCAATACTGCCTGAGAGATGGTTGGTGCGGGATTATGGTTGAATTCCCGCCTGAAGATCCAAACATTGCTTCCCAAGCAGATTTGTTGGCAAGCTTACGCCGCCCATACCTCGTTTTGATTGACCGCCGCGATATCCTCAACTGGCGAACAATTAAGGTAAATGGTAAATCTGTACTAGTGCAAGTCACCATTAGAGAAATTCGCCTTGAACCTGATGGTGATTTTGGAGAGAAAGAGGCGATATATTACCGAGTGTTACGCCCAGGCGAGTATTTTGTTTTTCAGATTATTGAAGGGAAGACAGGCGAGGCGCAGGTAATTTTGGTTGAGCAAGGGACAACCAGCTTAAACTCAATCCCACTGGTTTACTACTCGGTCACTGAAAGCCAACTATTTGCAGCCAAAGCACCTTTCTACAACTTGGCCAAGCTCAATATCGAACACTACCAAAAGCGTAGCCAACTTAATGAGGTATTGAGAAAGTGTAATTTACCTGTACCTGTGCGGAAGGGATACATCACAACAGCAAATGACCCCAAGCCGCCGATGATAATTGGCCCGAATACAGTTTTAGATGTTCCAGTTAATGGCGACTTCTTTTTTGCCGAGCCTTCAGGAAGTGCGATCGCAGCTTCAAAAGAAGACTTGAAAGACCTTGAAGCGGCGATGGACAGAATGACGCTGGACTTTTTGACCAGTGGCGATCATCAAAAAACTGCTACTGAAGTTGTTCTGGACTCCACCAAAACCAGCGCCAATCTCAAAGGCGTGTCCCGTCGCAAAGAATCAGCGATGCAACAGATATTTGACTTCTGGGTTGCCTACACCGGGGAAGCGGAAGGCGGAAGCATTGCAATGGATGAAGACTTACTCTCAATGCCAATGACTCCTGAGCAAGTAGACAAGCTTGAAAGCCTTGCCACAGGTGGATTTATCAGCCAACGCACACTGCTGCTACTTCTACAGCGAGGTAAGGTTTTGCCACGCCAATTCGACATCGACGAGGAAGTAGCAGCAACCCAACAACAGCACGACCAGGTATTAGCCGATGCAAACATTCCAACCCAAGGGAACACCCTTGACCCTAGCCCAACTTTTTAACCTCGCCACTATCCGCCAATCTGATGTGGATGAGATGGTGAGGCGAAGCCGACCTCATGAAAAATTTTTCATAAATGCCCTACCAATTCGACCAAAGCAGCCATAGATACCGAGATGCCGAGACTGGGCGATTTGTAAAGTACACCCAAGTTCTTGAGACTGTTAACTCTGAAATTAGCCGCCTTGAGGTGCGATTGAAGGGACACGCGAGGCTGTTAACTCAAGGCAAAATTGACATCGCTGAATTTCAAACTCGGATGGCGCAAAGCTTGAAGGAATCCCACCTGCGAAACGCGGCTTTTGGTGCAGGCGGGGTGCAACAATTGACCTCTACGCATTATGGCAAGGTCGGAGCGCAACTCAAGAAGCAATACAAATATCTTCATGGCTTCGGGCAGGATTTAGCCGAGGGGAAACTGACCAAGGAACAGGCAATTAAACGGGCTGGAAGCTATGCCAAATCTGCGCGGACATCATTCTTTGAGGCGGAGTTTACAAGTCGGGGGAAGGTTGGGTTTTATGCCAAACGCTTACTGGATGCCCAAGCAAGGCACTGCCAATCATGTATTAGCTACCAGCGATTAACCTGGACACCCATTCAGAATGTTACCCCGCCTGGGGTTGATTGTGAGTGCGGGGGGAATTGTCGGTGTCGGTTAGTATTTCGGAGAGTTTGAGGAAGTCTGAATTAAGAAGTCTGAATTCTGAAATTTCACACTTCACACTTCACACTTCACACTTCTTTTATGCCATTCACCGAAGAACAGCGATATCAAACATTAACTTTCTTAAATCAAGCCCTGCTCCGCACCGATCAGATGAGGGCGCAATCCTCAGACTATTCAGGCGACTTTTACCGCTTCGATGCCACCCTCACCCCCACTGAATACCAGAAAAATCGCCCTGTGCCACTGCTATTTCAAAAAGATGATATTTGGGCGAGGATGGACGCAATTGAGAATGAGGCTGAATATCTGGTTGAACAGGTGCAAGGCGTTCTTGATGGGTTACAGACACAAGAGCGCGCGATCGCATCTGAACGCAGCAGCCCAAACTCAGCCTTGAAACGTGCTGATGTTTTGGAATGGGAAGTTGGCGGCGGAGGACGAAGCGCGGGGATGTTTGCCCAAAGAGACAATTATGTTGAAAATCTGAGATATTTTTTGAATCTGCCACCAAGCCCAGATCCAACAGGCGGAAGCGGGGGGATGCTACTTAGGAGCTAAAAAGGAGCAAGGCAATCTCTAATTCAACTTCATAGCCTAAACAAAGACTCAACTGAATATCGTTCTTTGTAGAGTCTGTATTCATTTATTACCTCTTGAATTTCTCCCTCGTTCATTTGCAATTCTTTGCCAAACCTAAACCAAAAAGCATCAAATCTTGCAGCTTCAGATGCTTGTAGCAAAATAGCTGCATGGTTTCTTGCTTCATCTAAATGCAAGGTAGTTTTAAATACTTGATAATCCAACTCTATCAATGGTTTTTGTGTATTAAATCCAAAAATTGGGTTGACATCATCGGGCAAGGGTTGTCTTTTTTCGCGTACTAATCTTAAAACCGCGATCGCCATTTGTTCATCCTTGCTAGGTTTACCAAAACCTTTTGGTTTATCTGGACACAAAGCCTTAAATAAAGCACCTTCCGATTCAGCGTAGGCAGCAGCATTGATGATAGTGATCGCTTTTTTTGTGGACTCTGTTGCGCTGATAGAAAGTTTTTTACCTTTGTATTCAATCTTGACCAGTGGCTCAAAAGTTTCTAGGTCAAGGAATGATTTAACAGTTAGAAACTCAGATTCTTGATTCATTAATGACATCACCTTTTACTGGTTTTGATAATAGCGTTCTCACCTTCCAAATTGCTGGCGGCACTTACACAACCAACACCCTCGGCAATCGCATACCTGCGACTATCCCCACAATCATCAAAGCACTACTCAAGCCAGTAACTGACAGTGGTGCGGTTGAACGCTATGCCAAGGAAATTCAACAATTCGCCGGGGCTGATGGGTTTGCTTCGCTGCTTGAAGGGTATCTGGTTTTGCCCACGACTTATCCCCAAGGTGTGGAATTTTTGATGGAAGCCGATATTGAAATCATGGTGGCACTTGGCAAGCCAGAGACTGGGAGATTTAAACTACTGCCTATTACTCAATCCCCTTATGTTGTGGGAATGGGGATTGATATAGTTACGCCGATTAAAGGGATATTTCGGAGGAATTGAGGAGAAATTAGCCTACTGCATTGGTAGCTGCACTCGGCAGATTGTAGATAATTTGTATAAGTTGAACATACTTTGAAGCTATGCAGTTAACCCAAGAACAGTTAAGAAAAATCAATAGTGCCACAAAATATCCTTCAATTCCTACCTATCATCAACTAGGAGAAAAAGGCAAGCTTACCTCTGAATACATAGATTTTAAAGAACCATGTATTGTCACCGAAAAAATCGACGGTACAAACGCCAGAATTATTTTGTGGGATGATGGCTACATTATTGGCAGTAGAGAAGAATTGCTTTACGCCAAGGGTGATTTAATTATTAATCCTACCCTTGGGATAGTAGAAACATTAAAACCAATAGCAGACAAACTTAGTGAATTTAAATTCAATTGCGGCGCAATTTATTTTGAAGTTTATGGCGGAAAAGTAACATCAGCTTCCAAGCAATACACCACAAATTCAAGTTTAGATTGCAGACTCTTTGATATAGCAGAAATTCCTTCTGGAATAATCGCCCATGAAATAGAAAAAATTGCCCTATGGAGAGAAGGCAGTGGTCAACATTTCTGGGATGAGCAAGCTTTAGTTGGATTTGCCCAAGTCCACAATCTAACCCTAACCCCTCGCATCCTCACCAACTGGACACCACCCAAAGACATCGAATCGATGTATCAGGAATTGAAAAATTTGTTGCCCAAAAGCTTATCCTGCCTTGATGAACAAGCCCCAGGCAAGCCAGAAGGCATTGTGATTAGAACCAAAACGCGATCGCAAATCGCCAAAATTCGCTACGAGGATTACGCCAGGACATTGAAATGAGCAACAACATCAACATTTCTCAAATCAACGCCGCCATTGATAAAGCCTTCGATGTGGCTGTGGATGCACTTGCTGATTCTTGCCAAGATGCGATCGCATCCGAAATCTGGGAATGGCCAAGAGAAACAGTTCGCCAAAACTCCGACATCGTAGGCAGTCCAAGAGACATCGTAGACACCGAGGAATTGATTGATTCCCTAGTAATTAGCAGAAGTGCCAACGCCGCCGAACTGACTTGGGAGGCTGACCACGCCGCCATTGTGCATGATGGCGCAACTACCAAAAGCGGCACAGACTTGCCTGCTAGACCCTGGACAAAGGTTGGTATTGAGAACTGCGATGTGGCTGAGGTAATGCAGAAACAATTGAATAAACTGCTTTGAGGTTTCTGTAAAATTTTTCAGGAACCCACAAGCGTTGGTTGAATCCAGTTCCACTTTCTTTCAGTCCGCCCTTCACCCACTGCACTACGTCGCCAATGTCCACGCCTCCAGTGAGGAGATGGGGAAGCGTGAGTTCCACCCTTGTCAATTCTGGTTTTACTGGACTCCTGAAGTCTAAGCCAACGGGGATATAAGCACTTTTCCCTTGGTTCTTTATTTGGAGAAAAGCCATTGCCAATAGTTTCTCTGTGGCTAACAGTCTCAATTTCAGTCCTTTCAAATGACAAAAACATGAGGCTTTGCATCGCCAAATTTCGCAATTCTCGCAAAAAGGCTTTGTCTAATTGAGTTGAGCGATCGCACCCTAAATCCCCATCCCGTTGTTCAAGTTTGCCATTATTTATCCCCCATCCAGAAAACCAAACCGTTCCTTGGGTGTCTACACAACAGTAATGAACATTTACATCATGTTCATGCTTTAAATAGGGAACTTCCAAACCGTATTTTTCACCAGTTGACCACTCTGGGTGATGGATGTTTGAACAATGAATATTGAGATAATCAACACAACCCCCATCAGGAGAATGCACCCCCGATGGCAATAACAACATCAATGAATGAATTGGTAGATGTGCCACCAAATCATTAAATATTAGGCTTTCATCACCAATATCAGTTTGCCTAAAAAGTTCTAATAAATTTTTATCTAAGCAATAAATCGGCGCATCTTGCACCAACCACAAAGCATGGCGATGTGATGCGAATCGCTGTGCTAGGTCAAATACATTGTTATTAAATTCTGGCGATATTAAAGCGATCAAGGCTGCTAATTCTTGCCACTGAGTATAGGTTTTGGGAATTCGATAATTTTTCTTAAGTAGTGTGCGATAAAGTCCTGATGCGCCACCTTTGATAAAAAAAGAGATTTGCGAGTGGCGACTATCAGCTTCAATGAGTATACTTCGGCTACACACAGGAATCTATATTTATTAACTACTACAAAAATATTACTATGATTGACCCTATTAATTTTCGCAATGATATTCTTGCAATTCTTGGTAATAAATTAGGAAATTACACATTTCCTGATGGCGGAACAACCACAGCGATCGCCACTCTCCCTGATCCAGATTTAGGCTACCAATACCCACCACACGGCACAAAAACTTCAGGATTGGAAGTTGTAATTAAGCGACCATATCCAGAAGCTGAGGGGAATTTAGGAGGCGATCGCACTTTATCTTACACCTGGGAAGTTCACCTCAAGCAGTGGGATACTCAAGATAGTTTGATTGAGGCTATTGGGCTATTGTCAGGCGATTTACCAGGGGATTACTCAATAGAAAGAGTGAGTTTCATGCCCCCTTCTGAAAAGTTATTAACCGTCGAACAATGCAAGATATTTATTCAGGAATGGGCTGTTGCGGTTCCGGTATAATAGCGTTCGGTGAACGTTCGGTGAACGCTTGTGAACAGTGTCAACAGAGTCCCAGTTAAGGATTTAACGAATCGCTACAACATTGGCAAAACGGCACTTTACGCCAGATTTGAAGCGGCTGGCATAAAACCGATTAAAGAGGGAACACGCTCTTATATTTCAACCGAAGAACTGGAAGAACTTGATGGGCTTGATTCTTATTTGAAAACGGGTGGCGTTCTCTCGGAATTTCGCCCAACCATTGTACCAGTCGAGGAAATTAGCAGCATAGCTATGCTACAAAATGAGCCAGCTAATTTCACAACAAATTGGCTAATGAATGTAGTTGAAAGACTGATATTCACTTCTCGAAAATCTCCGCTTGACCGATACAGAGAATTAGAAGAAGTTGCACAAAATGGATGGGTTCTGTCAACCTCAGATATCGAAGCAATTATTGGAATCAAGCCAAGAATATTAGGAATGGCTTATGGCAGTTTTCAAATTAGTCGCTGTGGTAAGGTTGGGCGAGAGGCGGGCTGGATTATTAAGAAAAAAGCAAATGTATCGAGTTAGTAAGCGACAATATGATGTTTTTAGTCTCTTAGCACAGGGTTATACAAGGCAAGAGATTTCTGCAAAACTTTATGTTACCAAAAAGACGGTTGAAGCCATTATTTACGATTTCACTTGCAGTAGCGTTATCGACTTCAGACCAAATGTAGATTCAAAAATAATTATCTGGTTTTTAACCAATAGTGACAGGATTTTTGTAGGAAAAGGAAACGCGATCAGTTACGAAACAAAGAGGTTGATAAAAAAAGATATCGAAGCAGGTTTGAAAACCAACGTGATTTCTCAAAAATACGGCGTATCTACTTGGACTATTTACAATTACAAACGAAGAATCAGAAGGGGCGAATTTATAGTAGAGCCTAAAACATATTTGCCTTTCTTGCGACGAATATAGGGAATCCTGCTTTCGGATCAATCTCCGGAGATTTCAAAGATGTCGAAGACTTTTCAAGTCGGCGCAGGGAATAAGGTCAAGCTCTACGTTGCGTTGTTGCCTTTGGGCGATCGCACCGAACCCGTTGACGTAGAAGTTACAGCCAGTAGTGGCATTACCAACAATGCAACTAGCGTAACCGTAGCTGCTTTGGATGGCCCTATTGCTGGTGGAACGCCACTGACTTTTGACAATGGAACCGCAGAACTCACGGTTTACTTAACTGCTGATGCCAAAGAAGGTGATACCACCCTGCACATTGAGGCAGCACACGCAGCACTCACAGGCAGTTCTACTGCTGAGTACGTTGCCAAGAAACGGTTACTCGGCGGTACTCAGTTGAATGCGAATATCAACAGCGATCGCACCGATGTCCTAGTGTTTGAAGACCCACTGGGTTACAAGGACGGGGCGATTACAGGGCAAAGCTGGGAATTGCCTTGGACTGCGAATTTACTCAGCAGTGATGAAGCGTTTCGCAGAATTTTCTATGCAGCTGCTAATGGTGTTTCAGGCCGCGAAGTTTACGTGTGGCAAGAAGATCCAGCACCCGCAGGAGCTACTACAGGCGATGGGCTAAAAGGCGCAGCAGTAGTTATGAACATGAACAAAAATTTGGCATCACAAGGCATCATTACTTTTAGCTGTACGTTTATGGGTCAAGGTTCTCCTACTATTACTCGTTACGCTGCCTAGTTCCTGAAAAATTTTTCATAAACGAAACGCCACTGGCTTAGTGGCGTTTTTGTTGGGGCTAGAGCTTATGAATTGTTGACTTAAGACCGCTTTTTGTTTCTAAGACTTTCATTCACCAGAAGCTTGTTACTGCGTTCTGCGTATTCACTTAAGCCAAGCACCCATGCTAACCTGTGCAATTCTGCTGGCTTCCACCCTTCGGCAGCCGCTAAATCTAATGCTTGTTTGTGAACTTCTTCTGGCACAGCAAAGGTTATTTTTATCATCTTTGGTGCGTTTGTTTCTGGCATGGTTTCCACTTGATAAACGGCTTCTGTTTCCATAATTTTCGCCTTAGTGGTTACTACTTGGTAGGTCAATTCGATTTTTAGTCTACCATAGGGATACCTAGTGACAGTCACTAGGGTAATTTTTTGGTGTAAAATACCATGCAGAGAACAAATTAATTTTTGTAATTGCCTGCTAGTGAGTCACCACCAGCAGGACTTTTCCACCCATCCACAGTTACGGCCTATGGAGGGCAATGTCTATCATGCCAAGAAAACTCACTCAAATCGACACATTTGCACAAAAACTCATAGAAGAATTACCACCAAGCCAGCGATATTATCCAGGCGAAAATATGTACGTTGGCACGGCTACACGATTAATTCAGCGAAAGCTCAAAGAATACTATCAAGGTACTGGTGCAAAAGAGCCGCAGCTGTCTGCTATTCGCAGCTGGTTTTACTCTGGATGCCCAGAGTGGGCGATCGCTGCTTTGTACCACGCCACTAATCAAAGAATCGCCGCCTAAAAAAGTTGCTGGAAAAATTACAAGTTTATTTACCCGCCTTGAGCGGGTTTTTTATTATTGAGCCATGAAACAACTCAGAACCAAAAGTGAAACGATTCATAAGTAATTCATGACCGTCGCAGATTTTAGCCAGATCAAGACAAAATCGCTATCAGAAGTAATTGGAACCGAGATAGATGGGTTGAGAAGGGATTTGGTATTGCAAAAACTGGGCATTAGCAGAACGACCTGCTACAGATACTTAACTTGTCTATTACAGGAACGTCCTAAATACTTCGATTACATACCAGGAAATCAATATCTGAGTCGCGGAACACTTGAGGCTTTGTTCCAGTTCCAGCAACTTGTAGAGAGATTTCAGTATGAGGGTGCTGTTCCAAAAATTAAAAAACACATGGAGAATTACTATGAGCTACAAGCAAGCAATCAACAACAAAGATAAAAAGCAACCAACTACAGCCAGTGAAGCAGCCGGACAAAATACAGGACAACAAATAGCAGGTGATTTCGATTCTGTTATTACTAACCTTGAAGACAAAATGATTGATTACATTGGGGCTAAAGTTGTCCAAGGTGTCATGTCCCGACTTTCTCGCGGAGACTTAGGAACAACTGCGCCCAAGCTTTTGATGTCGTTCAAAAGTTCTGCAACAAGCCACCTGACTGAAGAAATCAAACAAATTGAAGCTTGGGATAATGACCCAAAATTACTGCTGCCATCGAGCAGCGAGTCGATAGCTTCGTAATGATTGTGGCAGCGTTAGCGAAGCTCGCCGAAGGCATCGCCCGTGTAGAAAGAGCGTGTAAATTTGTGGCGATCGCCTGCCTATTCTCAACTTTGTTTTTCACCACATACTTAATAGCTTCCAATGCCCAGAACAAAGAAAGCAGCAACTATGGACTTCGGAGCAATAGCAATACACAACCCAGTGATGGGACACAGTTCTCATATCGATGAGAAAGCTAAGTCCTGGGGTGGGTTTGAGGCTGATATTCTTAGCTACCTCAGCGATATCAATAACCTGCAAGCATTTGCGAACATGGCGCAAAATGCGGCTGAATTGAGTGAAAGACTAGACCCGTTTTTAGAAAATGCCAAAACTGCGTTTGAGGCATTGGAGAAATTAAACAACGGACAAGTCACCTGGACTGAATTGAGAAAGCAGTATGGCAATCATGTAGCCAACGCGATCGCTAAAATCAGAAAGCTAAATGCCAGCTTTAACGCTGACATGGAATTGCTTGACGCTAGTGATAGAGCAGAGATGCTGCGGATTGAGGAGCGCAGAAAGAATGCTTTAAATGAGGTTGCGGTACAGCTTAGGAACGACTTACAGGCTGAACTGTTCCGCCATCAAAATAAAATCAGCAGCATCGAAAATCGGCACACAGTTCAAGCCGAGAGGCAGACTGTCCAAAACAGGTTACATGAACAGCGTCAACTTCTGCTCAATCGTGCGAGATACGGGGATAGAGCATTTGACATGAACCGCGCACCTAAGGAAGTTATACCAGTACAGATGCGGTCATTCCCGGTGGCTGATAGTGTTAGTCCGACAGGGAAGAATCGAGGCTGGGGTAATTTGTGGGATAAATTAGGCGAGCGATAAGGAACAAATGCGGTGTTAGCCAGGAACGAACAAAACCCTACTAACACCAATCCTTTTGGGTTGGTGCAGCAACAACAGGAACCACAGGAACTGGAACAGAAAGACCCCCCAGAAAACAATAAAACTTGTTCGTTCCGTCGTGCTGGTAATGTTTGCGAGATTGCGGCTGGAGCTTGTTTAAATTCAGCCGTAGTGTTCACTTTCCACTTAATGCAGGTTCATCCGCCTGGCATCATACTAGCCTTGGGTGTAGCTCACTTGTACTTGAGTGCGACAGCGGCAGGTGAGAGCAGGGATAAATTAGTAACTAACTTTATGACTGGGGCATCAGCATCACTCGCTCTAGTTTGTGCTGTTAGTGAACCGATAGGGGAATGGTGGGAAGCTAGTCAGTCAAAGAATAATGCAATTGCCGAAACTACCCAGATGTATGAACCCGTGAAAAAAGAATCTTCAGTTTGGGTCAATCCGGTAGTGATTGCCGTTGTCTTAGGTTTGGTAGCAATATGGATTACCTCAGCGAAGCGCATCAAGAATTAA